TCAGGAGCTGTTCGCTCCATCCGTTCCGGTCATAAGCCTCATCCCGTCCTGAGCGAGCTTCTTCTGGCTCGCTTTTTTCGTGTACGTGGTCGCCTGAGCTGCGGTTGACCATCCATAAACGGACATGAGCTGGCGATCTGTCGCACCTCGCTCCGCGAGAATTGTTGCGCCTGCCTTTCGGAGCCCGTGCGCCCCGCAGTGAGGCAAGCCGGCCTTGCCGCATTGCTCAATAAACCATGCGCCAAATCCAGCCACGCTGAAGGGCTTACCGTATTCGGTCAAAATGAAAGTTTCCTGGTCCGGCGGGCAGGCGGCGATCTCTGCGGCTAGAGCTGGTAAGACCGGGATTTCAAGTGGCGAGGCCTTGCAATATTTCGTCTTGGCCGGAACGAAAACGATTGAGCCGAGGCCACCCTCGACACCCGCCTTTTTGAAATGTCGCGGCCCCAGAACAGCTGCATCACAGCGTCGCGCCCCGGTATAAAGCAGGAGCGTTATTGCTGTGCGCTGCTTGGTCCCCACAGGCCAGAAATCTTCGAATTTTTTGATCTCAGTCTCAGTCCAAGCGTGGAAGCCGTCGCTCGCATATTTGACCCGCTTCACGTCTCTGGCTGGATTGCGCTCGAGATGCTCGGCCTCGATCGCCCAAGCGAACATGCTGGACAGATATTTCAGCCGATTATTGGCTGCGCCGGGCTGCGCAGCCTTCCGATCCCTAAGCATGCGGAGATGGCTTGGCGCGATCGCTCCAATCGGGCACGAGCCGACAAGAATTTTTGAGCCCGGCTTTATCGATTCGGCGAAACATCCATCGAGAACGGACGCGCGATTCCGTTGAGATTTCAGATCAAGCCGCTTGAATTCGGCTGAGGCCATGTATTCGTGGCCGAGCCACTTGAAGGTGCCTTTGACGGGCGGCGCATCGGCTGGGCTGGTCTCGGCCGCCCCGGTGAGAAGTTCGGCCTTGGCGCGCTCATATTCCGCGTGCCACTCAGCTGATCCGAGTTCAGCCAGCAGCCGGATCTTCTTTCCCTTGATCCTTACGTAATACCTGGCCGTTTTGTAGCGGTCGACGTCCTTAATCAGGTACTTGAACTTCACTTCGGCCATGGCGGGTCTCATGCGGCGACATCGCTCCAATCGATGTCGGCCTCATCCTGCCCAGCCTTTCCGCGGCGAGGCAACCGCCTGAAAGCGGCCCGAAGTTCCTCCGCATCCCACAAAAGACGGCCAAAAAGCTCATGCGCACCGGGGAAAAATCCCTTTTCGACGGCTGCTTTGAACGTGCTTTCGCTTATCCCGAGATAGGCAGATGCCTCCATAGACGAAAGCCCGATCGGGTCGCGGGGGCATTCAATTGAACGGCGCGCGCGGCTCATGATGCGACCTCAAATCGTTTTGGAAGCGGGTCAAATACTGGATGTCCCCAAGCGATATCGCCAGCGATATGCTCTTCAAGCCATTGCCGAAGCCCTGACCCCAGGGTGAACCATTCGGTTCCTTCAACGCGATATTCTGAAAAAATACCGTGTAGGTAACTTTCGAATTCTCTGTGGCCCTTCATGCAGTAGTATAACTTCAACGCTTCTGGGTGAGCTGTAGCAAATGTATCGAGTCGGCGACGGATGTTTTTTGTGAAACCAATTTTCACGTAATCGCCGACGCCTACGAAATAGATGAAGGTATGTATTGGCCACTCAGAGGCGATTGTCTCAACGTGTTCTATTATGCGCGGCACGCATTCAATTGGCCGGATGGTTCCATGTTGCATGTCGATCTCGACGCCCCATCCGCCGCCGAGGCGTGAAGCTGACTTCAATGCGCGATCGATTTCAGTCTGCGTGATGCGAGCTGGGCGGCGGCTCATCTCGCCACCTCGTTAACCGGCCGCCACTTGATCAAGACGCCTTCGAACTCGATGAGGTCCTTACCTTTGCCGTGGTTTTCGAACCAAAAGGCGGTCATATCCATCACGGCATTGAAGCCTGTATTCGACCCGTCAAAGCCGTCGGCCTCCGCAAGTTCGTCCATCTCTTGGCATGACAACTGATGATCGCCGACGACGAAGATCAGTGGGCCACACTCAAGCGAGAAGGAAAGCCGGACCGGCGTTACACTTTCGCAGATCGGATCTGTCTTTATCAGCTTGCGGCATTGTTTTGTGCGCATGGCGGTATAAAGCTGAAGCGTTTCCCCGGGGCGCGCGTGTCGCCGTTTGCCATTCGCTCGGATCGTCTGGCGTTTTGTCAAGGCAATGATAGGTTCGGCAAAGCGCGCCTTGAAGGAATAGGCAACCATCTCTCACCCCTTCAGCACAGCACGGCGCTGTCCGGATCTTCGACCCCTGGACGCATACGGTTGTTCTCGCCAGTTAGAGACCTATGCCAGTTTAGAAGAGCAGCCCCAGTAGAGATTGTGTGATGCATCGCCTTAAATGGATCGCAGGCGATTTGTGACGTTGCCGCTTTTTGTGACAGGAAACCGATGAGCCAAAACCAATCAAGCGGCGTTTTCCCAGCATCGTGATCAGTACCCCAACGTTCAATTTGATGTGCTGCCTCTACGCGCACAGCCTCAAACCAATCGTTCGTCATTGGCGTATCGATGAGGGCTTCCAGCTCCGCAACGCGCTCTTGGGACGCGGCGAGGGAGGCTTCGGCGGCAATGAGTTCTGCGCGCATGTCAGAAACGCCTTTTGCGTATCCACGCTCTTCTTCGCGAAGAAGCTCGCTAGCGTGATCGGCTCGTAATCCGTGAACATAGTTTTCGACGGCGCCAGTTTCATTGCTTGCATCAAAGAGACTTTGAGCGAGTTCACCTTCGAGGCTTCGAACACGCCTAAGAAGTCCATTTTCCCCGCCGATTACTTTCTCTATGCAACCAGGATTGGAATTTTCGTTGAGTCCGAAATGTTCAGCAGCACACGACACGTTGTCAAATACTTCATCGCAATGAAAACATCGCCATTGATCCGTCGATCCAGTTTTCAGCCGCGCATTCTCTGTCTCAAGCTCGGAGATCTTGGCGAATAGATCCGGCAGAAATACGAAAACGTCTGCGCCGTACTCGTCGTAGAAATCACTCCACGTAGCAGCGGCGGCGCGTTTCCGTAGGAGATCGTCGAGATCAAGCGGCGCGCCAGAGGTTTCGAGTTCAGATGGGTTGTCGGTCATTGGCGGCTTCCTTCGATCATCTTGTCAAATGCGATGGCGTCGATTGTCCGGCAAACTGCTTTTGATGCTTCGAAAACCTGCCTCGCTGTGGTCAATGCTTGATCTTCCGATGGGCGCGGTGGCTGCATCACAACCAACATGAATGCGCATGCGAAGCAAGAAGACAGAAATGCGAACTTTAACCCGGCTGATATTTCGCGCATGGCCTCACTCCGCAGCATGGCGCGCGTCGAGCACGCCGTGATAGAATCCGAGACGGTTCAATTTCTCGATGACCTTGCGGGCTTGCTTGTGGGCCGACGCGTCGACAGCACCAATCGCGGCTTCTTCTTCAAGCGCCGGCAATAGAAGGTCGAGACCGCGTGACATCGCGCTCTCGGGCGGAAGCACGAGATAGTCGCTATCGGTAAGGATCTTCAGGACGTGGTAGACGATTAGGCCGAACTTGCAGACGCGCGTTTCAGCTTGCTCGTACTCGCGCATGATTTCATCACGGGTGCGCTCGCAACGCCGCATCAGAGCATGGCGCTTTTTCTGGTCCAGCCCGTCGAAGGGTTCGAAATGCGCGGTCCAGAAAAGCTGCTTTGCTTCGACGACGCCGGGTTCGTTCGGATCAGCTGCACCAGAGATCAGGACGCTAAGCGCAAGAAATGGAGGAAGTGCCAGCTCGATGCGCTGGCTGTCGCTGATGTAGGTCATGAGCGCAGCCCCTTTAAACCAACCTGTTCAATTTCGATTTGAAGTTCGGCTTCTGACATTTCCGACTCTGGTCGCAGATGGGCATGCTTCTTGTCGCGATGCTTTGACTTCATGTGCATCCAAAGACCTGCGGTGTCGGCAAAGCGGCGAGAACAATGCTCGCATTGAACCGGTTTCATGACCGCTCCTTCAGCGCTTGATCACGCGCGCGATTGAGTTCCGCCATCATTGTGTCGGAACCACCAGCGTCAGGGTGACGCACGCGGGCGAGACGCCTGAAGGCTTCTTCAATCTGCTGCCGAGGCGCGTCTGAAGATAGACCGAGGATCTGCCACCATGGAGTTGCGCCCGGCGCGGCTAGTGCCGCAAACCCTTCGAAGGCACGCTCCATCATCATCGCGCCGCCGTGGCGCTCGATCGCGCGCATGGCTTCGATCGTCAGAGCGATTGAATGCAGATTGTGATGGACGGTCTTGTAAAGATCGTGCGCCATGACGCGCTGTCGACCGCCGATGGTGAAGAAGACTGATGTGCCCGGATCGTCGAGCTTGTCTTGCGCCTGGTCAGCGTAGGGAAGCCCGTCACGTTGGCGGAGAGCCGCGTTGCTTGAAATGATCGGCGTGCTGCCACCGAGCAGATGGATCTCGCGGACAAGGCGATCCAGCGTCTTCTGCCAAGGCGTATCGAAGCGAGCATCCTTGCGAAGATGTTTTTGCGTCCGAGGCCAGCCGGTGGGCCATTGCAGGGGATAGGCGACGGTCATGCGGCGCCTCCGACCACTGTGACGCGTTCTGCCGCCCGTGTGATAGCGGTGTAGCGCCAGCGCCTCGCATCGTCGCGGAAGGCCGCTGCTTCATCGAAGACGACGATATCGTTCCACTGCGAGCCCTGCGATTTGTGGCAGGTCAGGGCATAGCCGTAGGTGAATTCTTGCGTACCTTTCTTTTCTTCGAAGTGCAGCTGATCTTCGGCACCTTCGAAGAATTCGCGCCTGACTTTTACGAATGTCGGCTTCGGTTCATCCTGTTCGTCGTCAGGCAGTATCTCAAGAGACACAACGTCAGATGTCGTCTTCTTCGGCTTCTTGACGTTCCAGAGGCTGCCATTCAGCAGTTTTGCAGCGCGGTCATTTTTCAAGCAGACGAGCTTGTCGCCACTGACTGGCAGATCGCCATCACGTCCGAGTAGTGTCCTGATGCGGCGATTGTAAGACTGGCGCGTCCGGTTCAGCCCAACCAATACCTGATCGGCGGCGAGGATCGAGTCTGAATCGATATCGCTGCGGCTGATGACACGGCTTGAGCCATAGCTGCCAATATCGAGTCTGCCGCCTTCACGCACAATCATCGACATCGCGATGATTGGATTGTCGCGCGCCTGACGATGAACCTCGGTCAGCATAAGGTCGGGTTCGTGATCGGTGAAGAAGCCTGCACCTTTCACTGGCGGCAACTGCGCCGGGTCTCCGAGCACGAGAACCTTTGTACCGAATGAAAGCAGATCTCTAGCCAGCTCCGCATCAACCATCGAGCACTCGTCAATGATGACGAGCCCTGCGTGCCTTACGTCGCTATCCGGGTTGAGGACGAACTTCGGTTGCCAACCCTCGTTTTCCTCATCGAGTGAATAGATCATGGAGTGGATAGTCGAAGCGCCTTCGCAGCCTTTACGCCGGAGGACAAGGGCAGCTTTGCCGGTGAAAGCTCCGAAGAGCACTTCACCCCTGACATCATTGGCAAGCTCTTTGGCGAGAGTTGTCTTGCCGGTACCAGCATATCCGAAGAGACGGAACACCTGCTGGTCGCCATGATGCAACCATTTCTGAACAGCCATGATCGCGGCGTCCTGTTGGTTCGACCAATCCATTTTCAAAATCCTCAGTCGAATTGCTTGGCGGTGTCGCGCATCTCGTCGAGGTAGCTCTCAACCTTGTCGTAATCGGGCGCGCTCAACTTGCCGATCCAGAACTTCAGCTTCGTCGAGCCCTTGCGAGCTTGCTCCATGCCTTCGGAATAGAGGCTCTTGAGATCGGGATCCGCGATGCCTTCGGCCTTCGGCGCTGGCTTTGCGGCTTCCTGCTGCTTCGGCTTTTCGGTGCGTTTCGGCGCCATGATTTCTTTGCGCCTGGCTTCAAAGATGTCGGCGCCCTTTTCGCGGATAGCCTTCGGGGCATCATTGAACCAAGCGGCTGACGCTTTATCGGAAATGGTCAGCAGTTCTTCCTCGGTCGTCGCGTTCGCGAAGGCCTGGCGCAGCTCCGACAGCAGGGTGTCGTAATCCGGCCCGTCGTCGGCTTGGTCTGTCTCATCGGTCGTTGGCGCATCGGCATCGATGACGGCCGCGGCAGCCCCGCGCGGTGCTTCGTCCTCCAAGATCTCGCCGGTCTCTTCGTCGTGGGCGGGCAGGGGCGCAGAGATCGCATTGAGGCGGCCGGCAAGATTCCGCGGCTTTGCTGGCTCGGCCGCGGCCTGCTTCTCGCCGGTTTCTTTGAAGTCATAGAGATCGTCGTCGCGTCTGATCAGGTCATCGAGATCCGTCGACATCGGCAGAACCTTGGAATGACGCCGCGCGACCGTCTTGCGGCACATCTCTTCGTAGTCTGTGACCCAAGGGCCTTTTGTTGCCGCCTTTGAGCGCTTCCGGACTTTTTCGATCGCGTCGATCGACATGACTTCTCGCGTCTTCTCGCCGCTCTTAAGTGTCGCGATGGAATATGCAGCGATGACCTTGCCAGGATCGTCGAGAGAAGGCTTGTGCCGGATAAATGGTTCGTCGCCGAGCTCGAACTCGAAGGCGTCGTTTTCGTGAACGACATGAGCGTCCCAGGTAGCGATTTCTCCCGAGTTGCGGACCTTCTTACGGATGCCAGCAATCATCGGCATCCACTGGATCTGGCTGCCATAGACGACCATGGCACCTTCACGGCCGTCAGGCAGCAGGCCGTCCTGCGCGGCTTTCATGGCTGAGTTCCACAGCGAACGTCGTTCAGCTTTGAGGAGGTCCGGGTTGTTCTGGACGGCAGTCATGACGACACGCTTGAAGCGTTCGGCCGGAATGTGTTTCGGCAGTGCCGCCTGAAACTGATCGGACATTCCTTCGAGCTGGACGCGAACTTCGGCGACTGGATTAGATTGTCTTTCAGCAACTGCGCTCATGTTCACTTCGCCTTTCCAATTCTGAGGACACGGAAGCTCGTCGGCTCGACCGTGTAGCCTTTGCGATTCTGAGCTTTCCAAGAGACGCGGCGTCGATCTGACAGGATGGCGGATGCGTGTGGCCCGAGCTTCGCCTTGAACTCGGTCTCGATCTCGTCGCAGCGCTTCTCGATCGTTTTGGCCTGCTCTTTCAGGCTTTCACGCTCGTCGGCCAGCGCCGGCAGCATGTTGTCCGACGTCAAGTCGATCTCAGTGCCGTCATCGGCCCCGTAGAGTTTGGCGAGCAGGGCGCCATCGCGCCCATAATCGGGGTCGGGCGGCGTGTTGCGTTCGACCATTAGCCAGAAGTCTTTGACGGCTTCCCGCAGCCTATCCATGATGCCCGTGTGCAACGGGATCTCGACGACGTGGAGATCGAGCCCGAAGCCGACCGTCATGGCGGCGACAACCGCCCATGAGGCGCCTGTCAGTTCGGCTTCAAGGATTGCCTGCACCGCGATCCAGAGTGGTGGCTCGATGGCGCCGAAATCCTCTTCAGATTTCCATTTCTTGCGAAAGACGCTCGGCTCGATTGTTTTCACCTGGATAATGCCGAAGCCTTCACGGCCCGGATCTCTGACAAAGGCGTCGGGTGTGGCACCGATGCGATTATTTGTGTCGCGGAAGTAATGGGCACCACGATCGATCTGCCAGGTCGGGCGTTCTTCGGCGAGCAGCTGCAGGGCAACCGGCTCGAGCAGACGGCCGCGCCGCATCGGCGGTGTTTCCTCGGCATCCTCGGTGATCAGTCCGCTCTTCAGCGCCCAGAGACCATAGGCGGTCTGGTATTCGTGGACACCGAGCAGGGCACCGGCGACAGAAGCGGTAACATCGGACTGACGGAGACCAAGCCACTGGCCGCGGTCCTTGATCAGATGACGTTCGATGCCGTGGCGGCGCGAAGCCGTTGCTGAAAGTGCTTCGGCTGAGAGCAAAGTGTCGTTCATGGCATCCCCGCAAGTTGAACGCTGCTTGCCTGATGCGCAGAACAGCCGGTATCGGTAGGAAGAAAGGCCATGACGAACATCGCGCCACTGAATGCGGTAAGGCCGATTGCCGCGCAGGCGACGAGAAAGACCGAAGCTGATTTCATCGTGCCCTCGCGATCTTGGTTTGATGTTGTTGGGCCGGTTCGGGCGTCGCCCATGCAATGATTGCGACGACGAAGAGCATGGCTGCTGCAAGCGAGCAGAGATCACCGATGATCGCGCGAAGTATGTGCAGACCTCTCCGCGTAGTGTTTCTTTGTTGGGGTCGATGCGTATTTGCAAAGCTGCTATCGCAGCCCGCAGTTCGTCATTGCTCTGGACGAAATCCTGTGTGCCATCTGGCATGGCTGGGTTACGTACGAGTACGGTAATTTTCATGCCTGGCTTGAATACCTTGAGGATCTCATCCATGTGGTCGGCGACGATTTCAGCCGCATTCTGAATGATCGGTTTCATCGGCATCACTCCGCTGCTGCTAAGGCGCGCGCTTCGACAAAGCGGCGATACCGACCAAGCCAGATCAGCGCCTTTGCGTTGAGGGCTGGAACCTCACCGCCGAAGCCGCACATCGGACGTGGGTTGAGGATATCTGCTTCAAGCATGCGCTTGCCGTAAGCGATCTGGCCGCGCGGCGTGGCGAAGGACAGGCCGAGTTTCAGGAATTCGAGACTGTCTGGATCAAGGATAAAACGGCGCACCCGCACCTTGATGGCGGTGCGAGCACCGCGAACTGCGGCAGCCTTTAATTCGGCTTCGCGTTGCTCGATGGTTTTTGCCGACGACGGGATGACGACCGCCGAGTTAGTCTTGATGTAGGCATGACTGGCGGGCGGATGCGGGATGACAGGCATCAGACAGCCTCCACTTTCTGAGGTTGTCCGTTTTCATCGAGCGAATACCAGGCTTGGGGCTCGATGCCCTCGCGGCCAGCGATCCCAGACCAAGCATGCAGAATGGTGTTTGAATTAGGATCGCGATAGACTAGGAACAGAGCGCAGCCTTCTGCGGCCATAACGCGACCATCATGGCCGCAGGCCATGGCGACACTATCTTTGCCCGTCGCCGAAGCCGCGCCGCTGTCGCCCGTCGCCGAAGCCGCGCCTCTGTAGCCCGTCGCCGAAGCCGCGCCTCTGTAGCCCGTCGCCGAAGCCGCGCCTCTGTAGCCCGTCGCCTGCGCTCCTTCTTCCGGATGGCTGCGATCAAAAACCCATTTGACGGCAGCCTTGATCAATTCAGAAAGATTCAGTTCAGCCTTGATAGATATCGATGCTGCAGCGATCTTCGTATCGTCAGTGGCTTTCGAGATCTGACCGGAAAGTTCTACCTGCGCGAAACGCGATCCGGCTGCAGGATAATAATCGAAAACATTGAGCGGGTGCTCGCAGGCGTGGAAGCCGTTCGAGCAAACACGAATTTCCCCGGACTGCGTGTAGCTGGCGCCGATCTCGAACTTATAGCCGCGACATGAAAGGTTTGCGTCAAAGCCTTTGTAGGCCACAATCGCAGACGAATTGTCTCCGGGCTGCTCTGGTTGTTCGATCTCTAAAGCTTCGGTCATTGGCGGATTGCCTTTCGCGTAAAACTCATCGTTGCTGCCGACCAGTGATCGACAGAGGCCATGAGTTGTTAGGCTGCTCGCTTAAGTTCGGTGCGGCGCATAACGGCGTCTCGCGCGTCCATCGCGAGGCACAAGCTGACTTCAAGCGTGCGTTGATGTTCGGGCAGCGCGGCGAGCGCTGCGTCAGCTAACTCTCCGATTGCATCTTCATCGGCGAGGAATTGTGTTGCGGTTGTCGCGGCGCGGCGCTGTTGGAAAAGCGCAAATTCACGGCGCTCCTGAGCGCTATCCCAAACATCGAAGATCACTTCGCCAAGGCATTCGAGCCAGGTCAGATCGGAGCAGCGAGCCTGCGCTTTCGCAAAGCGCTCCGCCGCCATACGCGGGACACGGAAGCGGATCTCAGCGAGATTGAACTCAGTGCCGTCGATCGTGTCAGGCTGGGATATTCTCTGGCGCATCGCGGTCCTCATCGGTCTGGGCAGTGCCCGTCAGGTGATGAGGAGAATATCTATCAGCAAAATCTGAGTGTCAATATTAATATCAGCAAATGCTGAAAATTATTATTCTGGTCGAATTTTCCGACTCGACTCGGCACCCAACCAATGTTCTTATTATGTTCTAATTTTATTGGAGCATTGGAATGCAGCCCGCAACCCTCGCATCGGAGGAAGTCGTTTTCACGATAAGGTTCTTGTGTAGATCGTGCTTAAGCGAAGCGACCAGCACTCTTTCGCTCGGGCTTCCTAGGGGCACTCGTGACCCGGTAGGCTATCTTAGAAGGACAGGCGCGGTACAAATGCACTCTTTTCGCTGTGAAGTATGTCCGAGCGAAAATGCGGTTGTCAGATCGATCAATATCGCAACTGGTGTGATCTCTAATCGGCAGCAAAAATCATAGCGGGATGTCGTTTGATACCCGCCGAACGATCGCGAGGATTGTCACCTGGACGCCATCGCTTTCCGTTTGATCTTTATCGATCTTATTAGGCACAATAATAGGCTTATGTTTCGGATTCGTCGACCGGGGGCAAAACTCTGCACGGTCCTCATAGAGCTCTAGCTGCTTGACTGATCTCTCGCGGTGAAGCCCTCCATCCGTCGTCCTCTCCACGACGACAACCATTCCGTCGCGAAGAGGTACGCGGTTTCTTAAGCTTTCGAAATCGATACAGATAACGGTGTCACCCGGCAAGATAGGGCGCGGTTTAAGGGCGTTCATGGAATCGCCAGCGACTGTGAACCTATAAAGTTTAGCTGATGGGAACTCGCGATCTGGAGCGTCGTAAAACGGCGGCTCATCCGTATCGTTGCCGATCTCGTCAATTTCGCGAAATGTCCCGGCCTCGACGATGCCGCCAAAGCGAACTTCGACAAACTCCGTTGGGATGTCGACGATATCATCAATTTTCGCGAGGTTCCCCGAGACTCCTGGCAAAACAGGATCGTCCGTTTCGCCCAAAAGGAATGCGGCTGTAGTTCCGTAAGCTAATGCGAGCTTGGCCAGGTTGACACCTCGAACGCCTTCCTTATGGCCGCGGAAAATATCGTTGATGAATGCGGAGTTTTTGAAGCCGCCGCGGCGCGTGGCCTCCGCCTGCGAGATGCCAGTCAGGTCTTCGAGATGCTGAACCCTCTCTGTGAGGGTCTTGAATTTAGGGCCTTTTATCATGTCGGATTTATCCGACAAAAAAATAATGCGAGGTAGCAGGATTTTTCTGATTGAATTTCAGCAAAAGCTGATACATTCTGGCGATCATGGAAATCGAACTTCGCAAAAATCTGATCCTTATTCGGGATGCTTATTGTTCAGCGACGGGTGCTGCGACCAGCACTGTTGCGCAGTCAGCTTGCGGTGATTGGCGATTTTTCGACAGAATCGAAAATGGCGCATCATTTACCGCTCGGACCTACGATCGAGCGATACGCTGGTTCTCCGATCGGTGGCCGTTAAATGCTCCTTGGCCCGACGAGATAACGCGCCCCTCAACTGCTCCCGATGAAATTTCGGAGGCGTCATGAGCGACCCCATCACATTGATTAACCTTGAGGCTGCCTTCCAGCGTGAATGGTTGGCCAAGCGCAGATCTCGCCGGGGTCTCCTACGTATGATCGATGTGGCGCGGCTGCTGCCGGACATCTTTTTCGAAAGTGTCCGGCAGGCGGAGCTTCGTCGATGCTCAAGAGAGTTCATGAAGACCTCTGTGTACCTTGAACGCAAAGCTGCTCTTGATGCCAAACGTGCAGCAGCCAAAGCTGAAGATGACGCATGGCGGGCAAAGCATCCTCACATGTCCGATGATGCTTGGAGAGAAACAAAGCGTAAGCTTCTTTTCGGAGCACGCTCATGATCGCGGCCCGAACAAAATGCGCTTTAAGCGAGCCCGCTCAATCAATCCCTCGGCAATCGCGGCGGGATCTCCATCAGTTGATTGAAACCATCTTCGGATTTCATCGACTTGGAATTTCGAGCAATCAAGTGCTGAACTCGACTCTTCGAAGCCATCCAGAATTTTGTCCATCAGTTCGTCGCTTAATGGCCCCATGCCACGAAGATAGATCCCAAGGGTGCGGACAAAAACTTCGAGCGCTTCTTGACGATAAAGCACTTCTCGCAATTCATGATCTTCCATTTTGTGTCTCCTGCCGACGCATGGCGCGGGATGCAAAGCGCGGGGCAGGCTCCCATCCGGCCTCGCGCATCTGTTTTGCTCCGAGGCGGGAGGCTTTGCAATGACCTCCATCGTCATCCCCTTCGTGCGTAGATCGCAGACGTCGCAACAGCATCAACTGACCGCTGAACAAACTGACTTTGCAGCAATGTATGCGGGCTTTTTTGCCGTTGCAGTGCGTGCGGACCTTATCTCAGTCAAGGAACTCGAAGGCATCGCTGTAGGTGCGAAGGCTATCATTGATCTCATGCGTAGCGAGGCGGCGCGATGACCCTACGCATCCTCGATAAGTGCGATGAGTTCGACTTCCGCACTCGCGATAACGGCGAGAACGCTCAAGCGCTCGGGCATCGAAAATCCAAGCTCGACCATCCTGTGGTCACCGATGAGCCACGTTTCCTGAAGCCTGTTCAAAGCAAGCTCGGGGACGAAAGCGCCGATCGATACAGCGAACGCTTCGAACATTCTGCTGAGAATATCAGCACGATCAACCCGCGTCATTTCCATAAGGTCTCACCCATGCCTGCACCTTCTCCAATCTATAATGAGCACGATGACATCGGCGGCATGCACGCTGTCGGCATGACCGCCTGCGCCATCTCCGGTTTCTTTATGGGTTGCCTCTGCATTCTGGGCATTCTCATTTTCGTCTGAGCTTCGCCGTCACGATGCGAGGCGGCGCGGTCTCGCCCTTTTTCTCCGAAGGGATCGCGCCGCCGCAGTTGGTTTTGATGACGCATCGGTTGCCGCCGCAAGCGTCGTCCATGTGTTGAGTGAGTGAGTTGAGTTTTCGTCTTCCGTGTTCATGCAGTTGCAATGACACGGAGCTGATCGCGTGGTCTGGAAAAAGAAATTACAGGAGCTGCAAAAGGTGTCTGGAGTCGCTGAGGCCCAAGAATGGGCGCGCACCCTGGTTAACCGCGAAGCACGCGGGCCGGGCGACACGAAGAACGCCATGCGGCGCATCGAGCAGCGCTACGGGATCGATTATTCGACGCTCTATTCGCTTCGTTATCGACCGCCGAAGGAAATCTTCGTCAGCGTTTATATGCGTATCCGTGCCGCGTACATGGCTGAATGTGACCGCCAACAGAAGCTTTTGAAGCATGAGCGAACAATCACGGAAGCGAAAGGCATCGTTACCTCGGCTCTGGTTGCGGCGAGCGATGCTTTGGATCGCGAGGATGATGGGGGGCAATGCTGATGCTTAACGACACTACGTCACTTAGTGACCATTCCGATGTTACGGACAGCGGTGTTGCTTCCGAAGAGCTGAAGCAATTCGTCGAGCGCGTCGAGCGTTTACATGAAGAACGTAAAGCAATCGCGGACGACATCAAGGAAGTCTATGCCGAAATGAAGGGCAGGGGCTTCGATACCAAAGTAGTCAAGCACATTATCAAGCTTCGTGCGCAGGATCATGCGGAGCGCATGGAATTCGAAGCGATCCTCGATCTCTACATGACAGCGTTGAATATGGCATGACCGATGCTACGCACGTGCACGCGCACGAAAAATCCATTACCTTCTTCGTCCCCGGCGATCCAATACCCTTCGCGCGAGCCGGGGCCAACGGTGCGCGGCGGTTCACGCCGAAGAAGCAACGCAATGGGATGGCTGTCGCTCGGTTTTGTGCTGAGCGCGCTATGTCGGAAGCAGGCCGGAAACCTTTCGAAGGGCCGGTGCGTCTCACGGTGCGCGCAACCTTCATGATCCCGGCGTCGTGGCCAAAGAAGAAACAGGCTGCAGCGCATTGGAAGTGCTCGAAGCCCGACCTCGATAACGTCGTCAAGCTCATCAAGGACGCCGTGAAATCGGTCGTCTGGATCGATGATGCACAGGTGTCCAAGCTTGATGCCGAGAAGATCTATACCCGTGCGTTGCCGGTCGGTGTGAGCGTCAGCGTCGAAGAGCTGCAGCCGGAAGGTATTATGCTATGAGCGGCTGGAACGACGCGCGCGTCGATACACTAAAAATGCTCTGGGCTGAAGGCTTATCCGCCTCGCAGATCGCGACTGAACTCGGTAGCGGCATCACGCGCAACGCGGTCATCGGCAAAGTGCATCGGCTTGGCCTCTCCGGTCGCGTGAAAGTCGCGAAGCAGCCGGATCCTCAAAAATCAAAGTTACCTCTGCCCGCGCTGACACGCAGGGTCCGGGACGACGGACTGCGCAAACAAGCCTTGGATCGGTACGCGCAAAAAGTAGGAGGTGGCGCAAGCACACCTATGGCAGAGGAGCACGTAGCCAGCCGATCCGAGGAAGTCGTTACGGCGCCGGGCGGGGAACACAACGATGCTGACCACATCGCCCCGTCCGGCCCGAACGTCGATATTCTCGGTTTGACACCGACAAGCTGCCGTTGGCCGCTCGGGGCCATGCGTGACCGGCCGCCATATCGGTTCTGCGGCGCGCCTACAGAGCCCGACAAGCCCTACTGCGAGCATCACGCCAAGATGGCGCGCTCAGGCGAGCAGGGCAGGCGCGCGGCTCCGAAATCAGATCCGGCAAAACGCGAACTTTATCGCATTACTTGCGAGGCGGTGGCAGGATGACCATGGATTCCGACTACCGAGCCTTCCTTGAAGCCAAGGTGCGCCTCGCGCCGCGCAGCGGTTTCGATATAGACGAAGCCGAGATCAATCCGGCCATGAAGCCGGTAGCGCGAGCCGCGACGCAATGGGCGCTGGCGGGTGGCCGCCGCGCGATTTTCGCATCGTTCGGTTTGCACAAGACCTCGATGCAACTCGAGATCATGCGACATGTCAGCCGCAAGACGAGCGGCCCGTCGTTGATCGTTTTGCCGCTTGATGTCAGGCATGAATTCCTGGGCGAGCACGAGGCTCGCGGTTTCGCTGATCTTGGACAGAGGGTTCGCTTCATCAGGCGCACTTCGGAGATTGATGGCGATGACGTCACCTATCTTTCGAACTATGAGGCTGTGCGCGACGGAAACATCGATGTCTCAAAGTTCGCAGGTGCGAGCCTCGACGAGGCGGCAATCCTTCGTGGCTTTGGCGGATCGAAGACGTTTCGCGAATTCATGCGGCTGTTTGAACGCTTGCCATATCGCTTCGTTGCGACCGCGACACCAAGCCCGAACGATTATATCGAACTGCTCGCCTATGCGGCCTTTCTCGATATCATGGAGGTTGGAGAGGCGAAGACGCGCTGGTTCAAGAGAGACTCTGAGAATGCGGATCATCTGACGCTTCATCCGCACAAGGAGCGCGAGTTCTGGCTCTGGTGTGCGAGCTGGGCGCTCTTCATCCAGAATCCGTCCGATCTTGGATTTTCTGACGAAGGCTATGAACTGCCCGCGCTCGATATCCGCTGGCACGAACTGCCGTCCGATCATCATGCCGCCGGTGAAGAGCGTGACGGGCAGGCCAGATTATTCAAGAACGCAGCGGCCGGCGTCGTCGAGGCGGCGCGCGAAAAACGCGATAGTTTGGATAATCGCGTCAGCAAGCTGGCAGAGCTGCGCGCTGAAGATCCAACTGCTCATCGGATCATCTGGCATGATCTCGAGGCCGAGCGCGAGGCGATTGAAAGATCGTTCCCGCATGTTGTCTCGGTCTATGGCAAGCAGGAGCCGGAAGACCGGGCTGCGGCGGTGCGTGGCTTTTCTGAAGGCAAGATCGCTGAGTTGGCTGGTAAGCCTGTCATGTTGGGTTCTGGCTGCAATTTCCAGCGGTTCTGTTGCTGGGAGATATTTCTCGGCATCGGCTTCAAGTTCAAGGACTTCATCCAGGCGGTTCATCGTCTCCAGCGCTTCGGGCAGGAGAACACGGTTCGTATCGACCTGATTTATACCGAGGCCGAGCGGCATGTTCGTTCAGAACTCGAAAGAAAGTGGGACGATCACAACAAACTCATGGCTCGCATGGGTGAGATCATCCGCGAATTCGGTTTAGCCAACATCGCACTTAGCTCTATCCTAAGGCGTTCGATTGGAGTTGTCAGGCAAGAGGCCTCAGGCAAACGATATCAGGTCGTCAATAACGACTGCGTCGACGAAACACGTTTGATGGAGGACAACTCCGTCGATCTAATCGTCACTTCTATTCCTTTCTCGACGCAATATGAATATTCACCGTCCTATAATGACTTCGGTCACAGCGACGATGATGCCCATTTCTGGGCTCAAATGGATTATCTGATCCCTGAGCTTCTGCGCGTTCTGCGGCCGGGCCGTGATGCCGTCATTCATGTGAAAGACCGCATCGTTCCCGGTGGCATCAACAAGCTTGGCTTCCAGACCATCAGCCCTTTCAGTGACCAGGCCTCGGCGGCATTCCGCAAGCATGGCTTCGCTTTGCTTTGCCGGAAGACGATCACAACAGACGTTGTCCGCGAAAACAACCAGACATACCGGCTCGGGTGGACTGAGCAGTGCAAGGATGGCACGCGAATGGGTGCAGGCCTTCCGGAATATGTTCTCGTCTTCCGTAAACCTCCGAGCGATCTGAGCAACGGCTATGCTGATGTCCCGGTTGTGAAGGAAAAGCCGCTCTGTTTCGACCAGGATGGCAATCCAGCTCCGTTCGACAAGAAGAAGAACTGGAAGCGACCTGTTCCCGGTACAGGATATTCGCGTGCGCAGTGGCAGCTTGATGCACACGGTTACACGAAATCAAGTGGCGACCGCCTTCTATCCTCGGCGGAACTCGCATCCATTCCCCATGACCAGATTTATAAGTGGTGGCGTGAACGCGATTTGAGCCGCGTCTATGACGCAAAGGAGCACACGCGCGTCGCCGAGGATCTTGATCAGCTGGAGCGTCTTCCACCAACTTTCATGCTGCTTCCACCTCATAGCAATCATCCGGATGTCTGGAGCGATATCATAAGGATGCGAACGCTCAATGGCGCACAGCATGCGGCTGGCCGTGAGCTTCATTTGTGCCCGCTGCAATTCGACATCGTTGACCGGGCCATCGTCCAATACACGATGCCTGGCGAGACGGTATTTGACCCGTTTGCAGGTATCGGCACGGTTCCATATTGCGCCGTCAAATTAGGGCGCAAAGGCCTCGGTGTCGAGTTGAACGCCGGATATTGGCGAGATGCGAAAAGTTATCTCGAAGCCGCTGAGAGAGAAGCAGCAGTGCCAACTCTATTCGATCTCATCGATGATATGGCGGCAGCAGAATGAAACACACACTGAGAATGCGCATGCAATTTTTTGAGGTATAGGCATGAGAGTCCTTCATATTGAAAATGACGACAATGTTCGTCAATCGATTGACCTCATGCTTCGCGCTGAGGAGATGGTTTGTGAGAGCGCAAACCTCGGTGAGGAAGGTATTGAGCTCGCAGCGATCTATGATTTTGACATCATCCTGCTTGAGATAGAACTGCCGGATATGTCAGGCTTCGCTGTCCTCCAGCAGATGCGTACCGTCAAGAAGATCAAGACTCCCGTTCTTGTCGTCAGCGGCCTCGCTGGGATGAGCGACAAGATCAAGGCGCTTGTGCTCGGTGCCGATGATTATCTGACAAAGCCCTTTCACAAAGATGAGCTTGCCGCTCGTATCCGCGCGATTGTTCGTCGTTCGAAAGGCCATGCGCAATCCGTCATCGCGACAGGCGATCTCGTCGTCAATATCAATCAAAACACCGTTGAGATTGGCGGGAAAGCCGTTCATCTGACCCGTAAAGAATATCAGATGTTGGAGCTTCTCTCCCTCCGCAAAGGCAGCGTGATCACAAAGGAAATGTTCCTCAACTATCTCTATGGTGGCATGGACGAGCCGGAGCTCAAGATCATCGATGTATTCGTCTGCAAACTGAGAACAAAGCTCGCGGCTGCCAGTAATGGGCGCAATTACGTCGAAACGGTTTGGGGGCGCGGCTACATGCTACGCGAAAACGGGGATTACATGCCTCGTCGGTCAGGTCGCTTCGTGCCGCCCGTGATTTCTGTCGATGCCTCTCACGCTCTGGAGGCGAAACAGTGACCACACGCGAGATCCTTCCGAACCGCCGACAGCAGGAATCATTCGACTTCGTTTATTCCGACCATTGCTTCACTGGAGCTGTTGGCCTTCATCCGGATGGCAGGATCGGCGAAGTCTTCCTGTCCTGCGAGAAGACGACAAGCCTAATGGAATCTCTCGGCCGCGACGGTGCCATCCTGATCTCGCTCGCGATCCAACACGGTTGCCCGATCGAGACGATGTGCGGTGCCATCACGCGCGGCGAGAATGATGCGCCGGCAACGGTGATTGGCGGACTTCTCGATCAACTGAGGGCCGTCGCGGAGGCGCGCAAGCCTGATGATCCGCCGGAAGAGCAGGGCGAGCCAGTAGGCGATGATCCGGCGCCCGAGAGTGGGGCAGGCGGTGCCATTGTGGAGGTTGCTGCTGAATGAGCAAGCTCCCTCTCGATCGGCAGCGCCGCGACCTGAAAACAATCCGAAGCGTCATCGACGGCAGCGCGCCGACGCCGAAACGCGGCGAGCGCGACATCCTGCTCGACGGGATTGCTGCGATCGAAGAGACGCTCGCCTGGTGCGAGACGAACAGATCCGACGTCATCGCGTGGCAGGCGACCAAGCGAAATGGGGGCGGAGAGTGAGCGATCTGCGCTTCCTTTCGATTTGCTCTGGTATCGAGGCGTTCTCCGTCGCCGCTCAGGGCTTGCCATATGAGCCAGTAGGCTTTTGCGAGATCGACCCGCATGCCTCGGCGCTGCTCGCCTATCGCTATCCAGATGTGCCGAACTTCGGCGATTTCACCGCAGCCGATTTTTCGAGGATTGGCCGGGTAGACGTTCTCGCCGGCGGGACGCCCTGCCAGGCTTTTTCCGTCGCTGGATCGCGGCTTTCACTCGCCGATGCGCGCGGCAATCTCACTCTTGCCTTTACGGTTCTCGCACATGAACTTGTTGGATCTCATGGGCTGCAGGTCGCCTTCTGGGAGAACGTCATCGGCGTCCTCAACACGCCAGACAATGCCTTCGGCTGTTTCCTGGGCGCGCTTGTCGGACACGACAGAGCCATCGATGCGCCTCGCGGGGGAAAATGGGCAGACGTTGGTATGGTTGCCGGACCACGGGCGCGGGCCGCGTGGAGGGTTTTTAACGCTCAACATTTCGGACTCGCCCAACGACGCCGTCGCGTGTTTCTTGTCGCAGATTTTGGAGGCAGGGCCGATCCCGCAGAAATACTTTTTGAGTTCCAAAGCCTGCACGGGGATTTTGCGCCGGGCCGCGAAGCGCGGGAAGATATTGCCGGAACCCTTAGCGCGCGCACTCAAGGCGGTGGCGGACTTGGAACCGACTTCGAATGCGATGGAGGATTAGTCGCGGCTTTCGATGCCCGGCAGACAGACGTTTGTGTCTATGGCGATATTACCGGCCCTCTGGATACCAAATTTCCTGGAGCATCAATAGCTGACCCATCTGCGACTTGGGCCGTTCGCCGCCTCACCCCTATTGAGTGCGAGCGACTACAGGGTTTCGATGATAATTACACGCTGATCTCCGAAAACACGCCCGACGGCCATCGCTACAAGCAGCTCGGCAACTCCTGGGCTGTGCCGAACGTGCGCTGGATCTTGAAACGCATCGCAAACCGCTTGGGTTCGGCTGGAATAATGGAGGCAGCCGAATGAACAACGTCGTCCCGATCACGGCCGCGCAGCCGCCGCAGGAACCACTCCCTCAAAGCATTGAGGCGGAGCAGGCGCTGCTTGGCGCGCTCATGCTCAACAATGCCATCTTCGGCCAGATCTCGTCGATGATCGAGACCGAGCACTTCGCAGAAGAATTGCACGCGCGAATTTTCGATTGCGCCGCGCAACTGATCAAGGGTGGCCGGAATGCATCGCCGGTCACGATGCTCGGATATCTCGGTGATGCCGATCTCGGTCAAGGCATGAGCTTACGCCAATACCTGGCGAGGCTCTGCGCTGAAGCAACGACCATCATCGCAGCTCCGTCTTATGCGTTGACCATCCGCGAACTCGCCGATCGCCGGGCCATGATCATCACGGCGCAGGCCTTGATCGAGCAGGCCATGCGCTCGGGCCCGTCTGTGCAGCCATCCAGCCTCGCCAGCGACGCGATGACGGCATTGCATGCGATTGCGGTGAGCGATTCCAGAGGCGATACCCGGCGCGATCCGGGCGACAGTGCAGCAGCTCTTATCGATCGGGCCCGCCGCATCATGGCAAAGGAGATTGTCGACGACGGTGTCCCAACAGGGCTGGACGATCTCGACCGTGATACTGGCGGTTTCCAGCCCGGCACGCTGTGGGTTGTCGGCGGCAGGCCCGGTCAGGGAAAAACCGTCCTTGCCACCGGGTTCGCCCTGAAGGTGGCGCGCCGCGGCGCCCGCGATATCCGTGACGGCAGGCCTGCGGCTGGCGCCATGCTCTTCGAACTCGAGGTTCCGGAAAACCAGACCACCGCCCGTCTGCTTGCCGATCTCGCCTATCGGGCCCGGCGCCCGATCCAGTTCGGCCGCATCATGAAGGGCGATATCGATGACGAAGATCTGTGGTCTCTCGAAGATGCCCAGAAGCGGTTGGCTGAAATGCCGCTGGCTATCGATATCGCTTCTCGGCTGTCTGTTGCTGAAATCAGTCTGCGCATCCGCGCCGAAAAGGAGCGGATGAAGCGCCGCGGCGTCCGGCTCGGCGTCGTCTTCATCGATTATCTGAAATTCGTCAAAGCCACGGATCGTTACCGCGGCCAGCGTGTCTACGAGGTCGGCGAGATCAGCGGAGCTCTGAAGCAGCTCTCAAAGGATGAGCACATCTGTGTTGTCCTGCTGGCTCAACTTAACCGCCTCGTCGCCGCGCATGATCGCAAGGACAAGCGGCCGACGCTCGTCGATCTCCGCGAGTCCGGCGACCTCGAGGCGGATGCCGATGTTGTCGCCTTCATCCATCGCGAAGCCTATTACATCAAGCAGTCGCCGGAATATCGAAACAACAACATCGAAGCTCAACAGGCCTTCATCGACGCCGAGCACGAAGGCGAAATCATTCTCGGAAAGACGCGCGCGGGCCCGACCAACACCGTGAAGATCTGGTGCGATATCGGCTGCTCGACGTTTGCCGCGCAAGCGAGGGGGAGCTGATGAAAGAGAAGCTCTTTCAGAAGGAAGCCGACCTCTGCGCCGCTTTCATCGCCGAAGTCACCAATAAAAAGGGCTGGCGCGCTTACTGCGAAACCGGTGGTTTCGATATTCTTTTGGTGCGCGAAGCTGACGGACTTCAAATCGGTATCGAGGCAAAGCTCTCTTTCAACCTGAAGGTTTTGACGCAAGCGCTTCCGGATTGCTCCAAATATTCACATGCTCTGATCGGTCCTGATCATAGAGCCGTGCTCGTTCCGAGCGGCGAGACACAGCTCGGACTTAAAACGATCTGCGATTGGCTCGGTATCACGGTGATCTCTTTGCGAGATAATTCTGATGGTAACCCGAGGAGATACCAAACATTTAGCCCGGATCTCCCGTCTGCGAGATGGAATAGTTGCGACTGGCATTATTGGGCTCCACTGAACCGGTGCTCATTGCCGGATTATGTGCCAGATGTTGGCGCCGGGCATAGCTCTCCGATAAAGCTGTCGGACTGGAAAATCGCGGCTATCAAGCTCATGATCGTTCTCGATGAACGGCCGGTCAGTCGCGCCGATTTCAAAGCGCTGCAGCTATCACCGACGCGCTGGCTTGATCCGTGGACGGGCTGGCTTGTTCTGGTGCCGGGAACGAAGACCTATATCGCGGGCCCGCATCTGCCTGACTTCAAGGCACAGCATCCAATCAACTATGCGGAGATCGCGGCCGATAAAGAGAAATGGATGCAGCTACACCGTATCGCCGCCATTCCAGTTGAACAGATCGGACTGGCGATATGACAGATCTTCCATCGCCTTTCCTCCCGGCCGAAGTCGATCTCCGCGATTTCCCGTTCTTGCCTCTCGATGTCGTCCGGCTTCGGGACAGCGAGCTCGCCGCATCCGTATCAGGTGAAGAGTTCCGCGCCGCCGTGCTGTTATGGTGCGCATCATGGCATCAGATCCCGGCCGGATCATTGCCCGATGATGATGTCCAGCTATCCACGCTCGCCGGGTTCGGCCGCGTCGTCAAAGAATGGAAGCGGCATCGCAAGGGCGCCTTGCACGGTTGGATCAAGTGTTCGGATGGCAGGCTGTATCATTGCGTCGTCGCCGAAAAGGCGCGCGAAGCCTGGAATGAAAAGCTGGCGCAGAGATGGCGTACCGAATGCGCCCGGATCCGGAAGCACAACGAAAGGCATCAGGACAAACTGTCGACACCAACACTTGAGGAGTGGTTGTCACAACGACAGCCGCAACAAGTCACACGTGACAATGAGGAGAAGTCACACGGACACGAAGCGAATAGTCACACGGACAAAGATGAGATGTCACGCGGAAGTCCTGCGAACGTTGGATCCAAGGGACAGGGACAGGGACAGGGACAGGGATTAATAGATAATTCCCAGCAGTGCAGCCCTACGATCTCCGATCCAGGCGGCGCGGTGCAAGCCGAGTACGATTTGCTCGAGCATCGTCTCCGAGAGGCTGCGGGCCTGCTCAGCAACCCGTCGCCCTCTCTCCGCATCATCGGCCCGATCAGTGATTTGGTCGAGGAGGGCTACGATCTCGATCGCCACATCCTGCCAGTTCTGCGAGCCAAGGCGGCAGCGAAAAAGTTCGGCAGATCATGGGGTTTCTACACCGAAGCCATTCGTGAAGCGCGTCAGAAAACGGGTGCCGTCCCGTTCCAGCCGGTGCCGTCCGGCAGCGCTTCAACCGATCCAAGAATGATCGAGGGGCATCCGAAAGAGCTCATCTTCGATCTTACCTGTGGCTTCGCGATGCCACTGCGTAATCTCGCCAGTGCGCTGAAGATGCTCCGTGAGCGTGATTTCTGGGCGGCGCCATCCCCGAGACCAGGCCAACCCGGATGCAGGATACCCGATGAGTTTCTGCCCGAGGATCTCCGGCAATCAAATCAGAACGTGAGCAAAAATGAGCAGATTTTGAGCGGATCTGAGCGATGAGTGCGATTTTCCGGATGTCGTGGGTGCGGGCTCATCTGCGCTGTCATCGCTGCAGATCGGAGCGGGTATCATCGATGACCGCGGTGCGCGGTCACAGAAACTGGCGTGTGGTTGTAATTCGAATTCCGAAGCGGAGGGCGCGGGGACGATGATCGAGGTGTTTGATATCAGCGATGATGTGAAGCGGATCATCGAGGAGTCACGGGCTGAATTCATGCCTGTCGTCGAGCAGGCATACACGATCGGGCCGCGGAAGTGGTTCGTCATCCAGACCAACCCGAAATGCGAGAACAAGGCCTGCGATAGGGTGGAGCGTCTCAATTTCAGCTCCTACATGCCGAAGCAAAAGCTCTGGGGGAAGCGTAACCGGTTTACGCGGAAGATGCCGAAGCTGACCCGTCCTCTCATGCCGGGCTATCTTTTCCTGGAATTGCCAGCAGAGGGGGCCTTCGATGCGGTCAGGCTCTGCGATGGCGTCTACCGCTTCGTGACGGCTGGCGGGGCTCCTGCGGCGATCCCTGTGACATGGGTTGATGATCTGCGGGCCAGGGAAAGGCGCGGAGAGTTCAACGCGACAAAGCAGAGGGGAAATAAATCCCGCCATATCGTCAGAAACGATAGATCGCCGTTCCCGGAATGGGTTTTTCCTGGCGCTGTTGTGCGGATAACCGATGGGCCGTTTGCTTCGTTTCTCGGGAAGATCCTTGAAGCGCACAAGGAAAATAGGGTGCTTGTCGAGGCGCTGATTTTTGGCCGGGCCACGCCGATCGAACTAGAAGTTGCTCAGGTCGAAAAAATGTGATAGCCACGGTCTCGGCTGCTGACATGCGTCGGCGGAAATGCTGAAATGTCGCCCCTAAATTGCTAGGGTAATATTCCGGGTATAAACCGGCCGAGGCGCACTGAGTAAGCTCGCAACTCGAAGCTCGACGGGGTTGAGCGCGCGAGTGAAAATGCGAAGCGTTGTCTAGAATTCATGCCATGGGCCTCATGGGCAACGAGTTCGGCTTGAGTTACAAACGGGTTTTAGCGCGCGACGGCTATACGGGTCGCCAAGCCGAAGCCATTTACGAGTTTGACCGCCGCCTGAGAGCGGAGGATGGTCAGCAAGTTCGATGCGCGGCGTGGGAAGCAGACACGCAGACGTGGAGGCGGTTGGTTCCGCTGGGCCTCCTCGGAGGATCGGAAGCAGGATATCCGTGTAAGACCTGTGAATCATAAGGGAGCTTTGCCGGAATAGCGCCCGGTCGCATCGAAACAGTTCGCGTGACACGGTGATAATCTGCAGGCCGTAGCCTTTTGATCTCAGGATCAAACGAGCGCTTTGTGGGGTTAGTTGCAGGCCCCACCGCGAAGATCTAGTTCCATGCACTTTCTGCAAGTCTCCGCCGGAGCAATTTGCAAAAAATGCAAAGTGCTTTTCACAATTCGCCCCGGTACTCATCGCGCCTGTAGGGCCTCAGCTTTAGGCGCGCAAACAAGGCTGTGATCGTGGGTGAAGAGCCCAAGGTGGCGGGGCGCGCCACGACAACTCCATCTTAATCACAGCAAAGCTGGTCTCATTCAATGGCAGAATTGAAGAACCGCATCACGGTCGAGATGACTGGATCTCCGCAGGTCGTCGTCAAAGCCATCATCAAGTCGACAGATGACGCCGTCATGGTCGTGAATGCAATCTTGCGCGCCAATGATCTCCTCTTCGAGAAGGAAATCGTTTTCGGCGCTGACGGAGACGATGTCGACAAATCTGTGAGCAAAGCCGCGTAACAGAAACCGCATGCCTGTTCTTTCCAATCCCAAATATGAATTGTTCGCTGAAGGATTAGCGAAAGGCATGACTGCGTCAGACGCCTATGTCGCCGCAGGCTATAAACGTCACGATGGCAATGCCGGACGTTGTGCCCGAGATCCACGCGTGCAGGCGCGCGTCGCTGAGATCCTCGCCGAAGGTGCTGAAAAGGCCGGTGTCACGGTTCAGCGTATCGTCGACGAGCTGGCCAAGATCGCATTCGCTGACATCAGGAAAGCGGTGAAGTGGCGCGGTCATCTCACCCGTGAATCGGATAATCCGGACGGTGGTGACGTTCTTGTCATCAAGGAGATCGTCACCAATCATGTCGCGCTCGTCGACGGCGACGAGATCGATGATGACACCGCTGCCGCGATCTCAGAGATTTCGCAGAACCAGAGCGGCGGCGTCAAACTGAAGATGCACGACAAGCTGTCTGCGCTTGAAAAGCTAGGTAAACATCTTGGCATGTTCAAGGAGCGGGTTGAGCACTCGGGCGATGTGAAAGTGTTCACTTTCAAACTCGACAAGGGCAATGGCGGAAACGATTGAATACGAACGGCCTTGGTTGACGGACTATCAGCTTGAGGCGCTGTTCGGACCGGAACGTTTCTCTGTGGTCGAGGGAAGCTCAAAAGCCGGAAAAACCGCGCCGTGCCTGATTTGGCTGGCCGAGCAGGCAATGGCCGGAAAAGCCGGGCGCAATTACTGGTGGGTGGCGCCTGTCTATCAGCAGGCTGAAATTGCCTATCGGCGCATGAAGCGCGGATTGCCGCATGAGTTTTTGAAAACCCACGACTCCGACCGTTGGATTGATCTGCCGAACGGTGCCCGGATGTGGTTCAAGTCGGCCGAAAAGCCTGACAACCTTTACGGCGAAGACGTCTATGCAGCGGTCATAGACGAGGCGAGCCGCATCCGGGAAGAAAGCTGGTATGCGGTGCGTTCAACGCTGACAGCGACGAAGGGACCGCTCCGGATCATTGGCAACGTCAAGGGCCGCAGAAATTGGGCCTACCAGCTCGCGCGCAAAGCGGAGGCCGGCGAGCCCGGCATGATCTATCGAAAGTTCACGGCTTATGACGCTGTAGCCGCCGGCATCCTTGATCGCGAGGAAGTCGAGCAGGCGAAGCGCGATCTGCCGGATGCAGTTTTCCGCGAGCTTTATCTCGCAGAGCCTTCTGACGATGGCGGCAACCCTTTCGGCATCGGGGCGATTGCACGGTGTGTCGGGACGATCTCAAGCAAGAAACCCGTTGTCTGGGGCTGGGATCTTGCCAAGAGCCATGATTGGACGGTCGGCATCGCGTTGGATGAAGACGGCGCTGTTTGCCGCTTCGAGCGGTTTCAGCTTTCGTGGGACGCTACGATTGAGCGCATCGTTTCGTTGACTGGGACGGCCAAGGCACTCGTCGATTCAACCGGTGTCGGCGATCCGATCTTGGAGATGTTGCAGAAGCGGCCCGGCACCCATTTTGAGGGATACAAGTTCACGTCGGAGTCGAAGCAGAAGCTCATGGAAGGTCTGGCCGTCGCCATTCAAAAGGAAGAAATCACTTTCCCCGATGGTCCGATCCGTTCCGAGCTTGAAATGTTCGAATTCGAATATACACGGTTGGCTGTGAAATATTCGGCCCCGGAAGGCATGCACGATGACTGCGTCTGCTCGCTCGCGCTCGCGGTCATGCATCGCAGCCATCGAAAGCCGCCGATCACGATTAGCGATGCGGTCATGAGCCGTGTTGCTCAGCCTTCGCGCGCCTGGCGCTGGTAAGCAATGAGCGTTTCGAAAGCTATCAAGCGCTGGCTGCCAAAGATCGGCGATATGGTGCTCGCGCGTGCAAAAGCTAAATCGCAGCTCAGCCCTGTAAATATCTTTGCACCTGCCCAGCATCCGCCAGGCGTCACCCCGCCGAAGGGCGCCAAGCTCGCGATGGATGAATATCCAGTATCTACGGCTGGGTGGGCATATAACAACATCGGCGCGAATATCATCGAGGAAGGCCAAGGGTTCCTCGGTTACGCAGTCTTGGCGCAACTGTCTCAGCGCGCCGAATATCGCAGCATGGTCGAAATCCTGGCTATGTACATGACGAAGGAATGGATCAATCTCAAGACCAGCGGGAATGAAAGCAAGTCGGACAAGATTGCGACTATCGCTTCTGAGCTTGAACACCTGAAGATCAAGAAGGCGTTCCAAACCGTCGCCGAACAGGACGGCTATTTTGGTCGAGGCCATCTTTATCTCGACTTGGGTGAGACGACAGAAGAGGAACGAAAGAAATCGATCCTCGACTCCAACGGGAAGGTCAGCGCAGCGAAAGTCGGCCGAGGCAGCTTTAAGCGCGTCAAGGCCATCGAAGCGGTCTGGGCTTATCCGATCCGCTACAATTCGACCGATCCGTTTGCCGCCGACTGGTACAAGCCGCAGGCCTGGTATGTCATGGGCAAAGAGGTTCACGTCTCCCGCTTCCTGACGTTTATCGGGCGCGAGGTCTCCGACCTTCTGAAGCCAGCCTATTCGTTCGGCGGGCTGTCGTTGACACAAATGGCGCTGCCCTACGTAGACAACTGGCTGCGCACTAGGCAGAGCGTTTCTGACATCGTCCATGCCTTTTCCGTGATGGTGCTCTCGACCAATCTTTCGGAGGCGTTGCAGGCTGACGGCGAGCAGCTGTTTCGCAGAGTCGATCTTTTCAACGGCGTCCGCGATAACAAGGGTGTTCTTGTTCTCGATAAGGAAACTGAGGTTTTCCAGAACGTTTCGGCGCCGTTGAGCGGCCTCGATACGCTGTTATCCCAAAGCCAGGAACAGCTCTGTTCGGTTGCCGGCACCCCAGTCATCATCTTGCTGGGACTGTCTCCGCACGGGCTCAATGCTTCGTCTGAAGGTGAAATCAGAGCATTCTTCGACAGGATCAAAAGCCGCCAGGAGAGCCTTTTCCGCGATCCGTTGGAACGGCTGATCGATATCATTCAGCTGTCGAAGTTTGGCGAAGTCGATCCGGACATAACATTCGACTTCGTCGATCTTTGGTCGCTGGATGAAAAGGGTAGGGTAGATGTCGAAAAGACGAAGGCCGATTTGGCTCAGGTCTTGATTGATGCCGGCGTAATCGCGCCGGAAGAGGAGCGGTCCCGCCTCGCGAAAGATCCAGATTCCTTCTATCACGGGCTCAACATTGATGACGCGCCGGACCTGAAAGAAGAAGAGGAAGATGGACTGGAATTGCGCGGGGGCGCCGGCACTGGCGATGACGGTGGAGACGATGTTATAAGCGGGCTGTTTGATCGTTTGAGAAGCCCACGACATGACCGAAAAGAAGCCGGAGCTGAAGCCTGAGGATTTCGAAACCGAGCCCGATGCCACTTATCGTGAGCGCATCTTGTTCTGGCTCAAGCAGGAAACGGCGGCAGCGCAGACCGCAGCAGGGAAAGTGCTTGATGAGATTGGCGACGGCATTGGCATGCCACGCAATCTCGAATTCAAAAACCAAGATGAAGATGGTGAGGATGACGATCTTGATGACGAAGAAGACAACAGTCTCATCAGCTTCGGCCCAAAAGAACTTCGCGCCTTTCTGAGATTGCAGAAGGAAGATGGCGGTCGCAAAAAAGGGTAAGGTGCTCCGGCCCGTGCATCCGAATGCCGGGTTGGAAATGCTTTTCCGGAACAAGCTGACATCTCTCATCGAGGAGATGCATAACAGCGTTATCTACTGGCTCGGTGCGGCTTATAAGCGAAACGAGCCGCTGATTGCCCAAGATGAGACGCCTGCAGGTCTATTGAGAAAGCTCATCCGCCGCTTGGTTCGGCGCTGGCAGAAACGCTTTAACGATATGGCACCAGAGCTTGCCGCTTATTACTCGCAGTCCGTCAAGGATCGCTCGGACGCCGCGTTGAAAAGCATTCTGAAGAAGGGTGGCCTCGCCGTCGAGTTCAAAATGACTGGCCCGATGCGCGACGTCATGAACGCAACGATCGGCGAGCAGGTCGGTTTGATCAAATCGATCCCGGCACAATACCTCGGCAAGGTCGAAGTGATCGTGATGCGCGGTGTCCAGACCGGGCGAGATCTCGGCCAGATCAGCAAGGACTTGCAGGAACAGCTTGGCGTCACCAAGCGCCGCGCCGCGTTTATCGCACGGGACCAGTCGAACAAGGCGACGGCCTCGATGGCACGGGTCAGGCAGATCGAGATAGCTGGGCCAGAAGCAGAAGCGATCTGGATTCATAGTGGCGGTGGCACGCATCCGAGACCAACGCACCTGAAGGCGGGAAGGGACAAGTCCCGCTACAAGGTCAAAGAAGGCTGGTACGACCCAGCCGAGCAGAAGCACATCCTGCCTGGCGAGTTGATCAACTGCCGATGCGTCTCCGGGCTTTATGTGCCGGGGTTTAGTTGAAGCCGAGCCCAATCTTTTAAATGCGAGCCGCCTCAGGGGCGGCTTTTTTAATGGGAAATCGGATGCTCCAAAATCAGGCGTTAGCTCTTGATCGCTCTGCGGTCGAAGAGTCGATCCGACGCAAGGACGAGGACGGTCATCTTCATGTCAGCCTGACACCGATCTCAAAGGCCAATGTCTGCGGATATTTCGGGCGCGAGATCCCCGACTGGCAAGAACTCGGTCTAGATGCGGATCGTATATACCAGCTTTATCGTGATCCGGAAGAGCTTGAGAAGGCGGTTGCAACCTTCAATGGAAAGCCGCTGCTCTTCGGGCACAATCCTGTCAGCGCCGATGCTCATGACCATGAGCGCACGGTGGGCTCCGTAACGGCTCCGATCTGGGAAGCGCCTTACATCAAGGCGGCTTTAGATATCTGGTCTGGCCCGGCAATCAAGGCGATTGAATCAGGAGAACAGAAGGAACTGTCGAGCGGTTATCGATACCGCGCTGACATGACGCCGGGCACAACACCAGATGGTGTCCGTTTCGATGGCGTGATGCGAGACATCAGTGCCAATCACGTAGCTCTCGTCCCGGAAGGCCGGGCAGGGAAGGATGTTGTCGTTGGTGACAGCGCGCTCCGCAAACTAGAGGATATATTTTCCATGCCCAAGCAGACTCTTGCGGGCGCGGCGGTTTTCGGCGCGCTCATGACTTACCTGCGTCCGAAAATGGCGGCAGATGCCAAGATCGACCTGACGCCGATCCTGGCTGATCTCACGAAGAAGAATTTCTCGATCAAGAAGCCCGTCGTTATCGATGGGCTGAAAAAAGCTCTGACAGGAAAATTGGCGCAAGACGCTGACCTTGAAGGTATCGCCGAAGTTCTCGAGGCCGTGGCACCACTGCTTCAGGAAGAGATGGACGAAACGGTTGTCGCCGCCGATGACGAGGATGCAGACCTCAAGGCCGCTCTCAAAGCCAAGGGTTATTCCGACGAAGAGATTGCAAAGATCTGCTCGAAGGTGAACTCCGCTCCTGCCGTCGACGAGGACGATCCCGAAAAGAAGGAAATGGCCGATAAGCTCAAGGCTATGGATGCCAAGCTGCGGGAAGCGACCAAGGGCATGGTGACGACGGATGCCATGGATGCATCGATCAAGGCTGCAGTTGACGCCGCACGGAAAAACGAGCGCGAGATCAGCGAAGCCCTTCGGGAAGTCGCTAAGAGCCGCGTCGGCGAGTTGCATGGTGCTTTCGATAGCGCGCCTGATGTCTACAAGGCCGCTGCCAAGCAGCTCGGCGCCAATGTCGACGATGTCCATCCATCGGCCTTCAAGGTCATCTGGGAAACCGTTTCGAAGTCCACGGCGCGGTCCGAGGCCTCGCCCGCCATCGTTGCTCAGGATGCGGCGGCGAAGAAGGACTACGAGACGCGCTTTCCTCACGCCAATCGCCTGAAGCACTAAGGAGGCAACTGCGATGCCGTTTCAGCAAACCGTCAATATTACGCAGGCTCCTGCCGTTGAAGGCCAGCTTGCCAGCGTTTCAACGTCGCGGCACTCGGTTGTCACGCCGGCCGAAGGTACCTGGGTCGCTGGCACAGGCGGCGTCACCCTCGGCCGCTTCGTCTGGCCGGATACGACTAATGGCACGACGCTGCTCAATGCGGGCACCGGCGCACCACGCGGGATCGTCGCCAATGTCCTCGATGCGTTGATCACCACGTATCTCGGTGAAGCCGGCATGGGGATTCCAGCAGGCATGCCCGTCGGCAACGTCTTCGACGAATGCGACATCTGGGTGAAGAATACCGGATCTGGCGCCGTCACCGTCGGCATGAAGGCCTTCGCCAGCAACACGACCGGACAGGCCCAGTTCGCGGCAGCAGGCGCAACCGTCGCCGGTTATACGGAATCGAATTTCTTCGCAGACTCTCCCGGCGCCGCTGGCGAGCTCATCAAAATCTCCACGCGTTAATCGCTGGGCTCAAAAGGAGATCAAATCTATGCCTTTGCGCAATCCTGATTTTGCCCGACACGAACGTGACTGGGGCATCCACCTCATGGCCAATGATTATTTGCCCGATGAATATAAGGGCAATTTCTCGATGGCGATGGACGCGCAGCCCGCGCTCATCTCGACGGCAAGCGGCGGTATCCCGTTCTGGATGACGAACTATGTCGATCCGGAAGTGATCCGTGTCCTTCAGGCGCCAAACGCCGGCGCCGAGATCCTCGGCGAACGCAAGGTCGGCGACTGGACTACGCAGACGGCAACCTTCGTCCTGAGCGAAAATACCGGCCAGGTTGCCAGCTATGGCGACACCAGCACGAACGGCCGCTCTGATGCCAACGTCAATTTCCCTCAGCGGCAGTCGTATCTCTTCCAGACGGTCATCGAATATGGCGATCTGCAGGTCGATCGGGCCGGTGAAGCGCGCCTGTCATGGATTTCCGAAGTGCAGACATCGGGTGCCATGACGGTCGAGAAATTCCGCGATTACACCTATCATTTCGGCGTCACGGGCCTTCAGAACTACGGAATGCTGAATGATCCGGCACTTTCCACCGCGCTTACTCCGGCAACGAAGTCGGCGGGTGGCACGGCGTGGATCGTCTCCGGCCATATCAACGCGACTGCTCTCGAGGTCTTTGCCGATATTCAGGCGCTGTACGTCCAGCTCCTTTCCCAGACCAACGGCCGCGTGCAGCTCACGGACCCGATGACGCTGGCGGTGCCTGTCGCATCGCAACTCGCATTGACGGATACGTCGACCTACAACGTCAACGTGATGGACATGCTGGCGAAGAACTTTCCACGCCTTAAGGTCAAGGCCGATCCGCGTTATGCCACGGCCGCTGGCAATGTTGTGCAGCTCATTGCCGATAAGTTCGACGGCAAGGACGTGGCCTTTTGCGGTTTCAACGAGAAACTGCGCGATCACGCGCCCCGCCGTCGGCTCTCATCGTGGGAGCAAAAGAAGACGGGCGGAACATGGGGAGCTGTCATTCGCTACCCGGCCGCAATTTCTCAGATGCTCGGAGTTTAAAGCAATGGCAGGGAGCCAGACAATCATAACGGTCGGTTGCAAGTACCCGCATGGCATCCGGATCTTTGAAGAGAAGCCGGTCAAGGCCATTCGCGAGATGCGTGGCGGCTCACGCGAAGTGACCGAATGGCACAAGACCGGCAAGTACGTCGATCTCAAAGGCACGGCATACCATGTGGATCAGCCGCGCCCGATTCTTTCGCCCGATGGCTATGCTCTGACGTCCGGCGTCGACGCCGAGTTCTTCAATGCATGGATGGAAGCGCATAAGAATGACGATTTCGTCACGAGTGGTGCGATTGCCAAGATCGATCAGAACGGCAAGGTCGAAGGAGCGGCCAGAGACGTGAGAGGACAGAAAACTGGCTTTGAGCCGGTGGATCCAAAAAACCTCCCGGCCGAATTCAGCGGCAATATTGAGACGGCAGAGGTTTAATGGCTGATCCCGTCACTTTCGTCTATGCCGATTGGATCGTTGCCTATCCGGAGTTTTCGACCATTCCGGAGGCCACGGCCGAAAGCTATTTCGATATGGCGACGGGGTTTCTGCGCAACGATGGAACGAGTCCTGTTTCGTCGACATCGACGCAGACGACGCTTCTCTATCTGCTGACCGCGCATATCGCGAAGCTGTTCGGTACCGTCAACGGTCAGGCTGCGAGCGATCTGGTAGGGCGCATTTCATCGGCTACGGAGGGCAGTGTTTCGGTATCGGTTGATTTGCCGCAGCTTCCGCAATCAGCCGCATGGTTCTCGCAGACGAAATACGGCCTCATGTTCTGGCAGATGACCGCAGCCTATAGGACGGCGCGATATGTGCCGGGACCTCAACGAGTGTTCAACCCGATGGGAATGTTTTGGCGAAGATGATAACCGATAGGATCACTTCAATGAAAAAGACTTTTCTTGTTTTTGCGGCATTGCTTGCCATGTCGAGCGTTTCCGCATTTGCGCAGTGCGCCGGGCTTACAGTCAATCAAGCGGGATTTACTCCGACAGGTGAAGCAATCTTATCTGCGGGGACATCTTCTTCTTCTATCGCTCTCGGATCGAATAATGCGAGCACGCCTGCAGCGACGAAGGCGATCATTGCTAATATAAGCGAGGTTATCATTTTTGTGTCATTAGGTGACGCCAGCATCACAACGTCTTCGACAACGGGGTTCCCAATCATGCCGGGGACTAGTGTGGTACTGGCAACCAATTCATCGACTTATATCGCGGCAGCATCGTTATCCGGCGTTAATACGATCCGAATTAGCACAGGGTACTGAAATGGCCATTGCTAGTTTTGCTCCCGCCGCCAGTGCATTTTTAGGCGTAGCCACGTCATCGGCATCGGTTGCCCTTCCTGGCAGTGGTCAAACTACAGCTGTCATTGCCAATATCGGTGAAAAGACTGCATTTGTCTTACTGGGAAATGCCTCGGTATCGGCATCTTACCAGACTGCGATGGCAATTCTTCCAAACTCGTCGGTTGCTCTAGCGATTGGAAGCAATACATACCTCGCAGCTGTGACGCTGGCTGGTGCGACGGGCCTGAACATCACGACCGGGACTTAATCGTGGCGGCGATAACGATCAAGGGCGGGGACAAGCTCGCGGCGCGTCTATCGGAGATTGCCAGGGCTCTGAGAACTCCGGCACGTCTAAAGGTCGGCTTCATGGAGAATGCGACCTACCCTGATGGAACGCTTGTCGCGATGGTGGCCGCCATTCAAGAGTTCGGATCTCCGTCTAACAACATTCCTCCTCGCCCGTTCTTTCGTAACATGGTTTCTGATAAATCCGGAGAATGGCCGGATGCTATCGCTGCTTTGCTGAAGACTCACAACTATGATGCTGTTTCTGTGCTCAATCTCACCGGCGGCGCGATCTCAGGACAGCTGCAGGCGAGTATTGCGAATTTCGATAGCGTTCCGTTGAAGCCTTCTACGGTCAAGGCAAAGGGCTTCGATAAGCAGCTTGTCGACACTGGCAACATGATGAAAAGCGTCACCTTCATTGTCGACGGCGGTTAAGTGAGTAAGCGATGAATCTGCACGGCATCGTTTCCAATGCAATCGCGACGGTCAATCCTTTCAGACAGGTCGTGATCTCGATCAATACGGGATCGACGACCGATGCCAGCGGCAAGCGGCAACCGACGTATGCCGATCCTCAGCCCGCAATGGGCCAGATCCAGGCACTTACACAGAATGACATTTTTCAGCTCGATGGGATGAATATTCAGGGCGTCCATTCGAAGATGTACATCCAAGGGAATATCAGCGGTCTCGTGCGCGTCGATCGGAAGGGCGGCGATATCGTCCAGACCTCCGATGGAAAGATGTGGATGGTCAGCGCGGTCTTGGAGGCGTGGCCTGACTGGTGTGCCGTCGCGCTCATCCTGCAAGATAATTGATGGCCGCTTTAACTGTTTCCCCAACGCAGATCGAAATTCAGATCGCTCTGCGGAGCTTTCTCTTATCCGTTCTGCCGTCAGAAGTCGAAGTCGTCGAAGGTAATGACAACGATGTGGCCGAGCCCAGCGGAAGCGCGTTCGTCATCATGACGACGTTGCGGCGCGAGCGCATGGCGACGAATATTGGAGCCCTGTTGGACACAACGTTCATCGGCTCGATCGCGGATACGGTGCTGACGGTGTCAGAGATGGAAACCGGAGCGCTCTATGTCGGCGATCAGATCTTCGGTATTGGCGTGGCGCGGCCGACCACCATCACCGCCGAAGGGGCGGCAAATTCCTACACGGTTTCGCCGGGCCAAGCCATTGGCTCGCAGCAGATGTCGGCCGGCAAGCAGCTCATCACGCAGAAAACAAAGGTAACGATACAGCTCGATTTTCACAGCGCCGATGTTTCGACGTCCGCTGATATGGCGCAGGTTGTATCGACGCTTTTGCGCGATCCTTATGCCATCGAGCAGTTCAGAGCTTCTGGCTATGACGTGACGCCGCTCTACGCGGATGATCCCCGCCAGATGGCATTCTCCAATGCCGAAAACCAATTCGAGACGCGGTACATGGTCGAAGCCGTGTTCCAGGTCAATCAGACCGTCATCGTCCCGCAAGAGTTCATGTCAACAGCGGTTCCGGCCGTAATAAGGGTTCCCTGATGTCGACAATCCCTGCCTCGCTATTCGTTTCGGCATCCTCGAGCGTCATCTCCGCCGGCGGCAGTCAGCTGCAGATGAATGGCCTCATGCTAACCGAAAGCCCACGCGTGCCGATCGGCGCGGTCCAATCCTTTTCTGGAAAGACAGCGGTTTCCTCCTATTTCGGCGCATCGTCGGATGAAGCCAGATATGCAGCGATCTATTTTGCGGGCTTTGCCGGTGCCGACAAGCTGCCAGGTGCCCTGTTATTTGCGCAGTATCCGGCGACCGCCGTCGCGGCCTATCTCCGTGGCGGCGCGCTTGGGCTGACGCTGGCGCAGATCAAAGCGTTGAGCGGTTCTCTGACGATTGAGGTCGACGGGGCATCTTTCACTGCGGCGAGCCTTTCTCTGTCTGCGGCGACGAGCTTTTCCAACGCCGCGTCGTTGATCCAGACGGCTCTCGACACCACGCTGGCGACAGAGGCGACATTCACCGGCGCGATCTCGGGAAACACGCTCACTGTTTCGTCCGTCGCGTCCGGCTCTATCGAAGTTGGGCAGACGCTTGCCGGGACAGGCGTCACGGCTGGGACGAAAATTACGGCAGAAGGCACGGGAACCGGCGGGACGGGCACCTACACCGTCAGCGCCTCGCAGACCGTGGCCAGCGAAAGCATGACGGCAATAGTCTCTGCTCTCACGGTTTCTTACGACTCAGTGTCCAGTGCCTTCATCATCGCCTCTGGGTCGACCGGGACGGGGTCTACCATCGGCTTCGCGACCGGCACGCTCGCCGCCAATCTTTCTCTGACCTCGGCGATGGGCGCTGTCATTTCGCAGGGCGCTGCGGCTGCGGCCGATCCAGGCTCTTTCATGGACGGACTGATCGAGGTCAATCAGAACTGGTTCGCCTTTATGACGATCTTCGACCCCGACGGTGGTTCCGGCTTCACCGAGAAAGAAGCGTTTTCGGCTTGGACCAATGCGCAAGGCAATCGGTTTGCCTACGCGTGCTGGGATACCGATGAGAGCCCGCGAGCATCATCTTCGGCGACCGGCTGTCTCGGCTATGCAGTCACGCAGGCAGACTATTCGGGCACGGTTTTGGTCTCAACTTTGACCGATGCGAGCTTCGCGGCCTTTGCGCTGGCATTCCCGGCGAGCCTCGACTTCGGCAAGAAGAACGGCCGGGCAACGCTCGCCTATAAATCGCAGACCGGGTTGGTAGCCGATGTGACAACATCGCTCGCGGCAACAAATCTTGGGGGCAGTCCTCAGTCCGAAGGCGACTTCGGAAACTCGTATAATTATTACGGCGCGATCGGCACCGGCTTCAGCACTTTCGTCAATTTCCAGCGTGGCTTCGTTTCCGGGCCGTTCCAGTGGTTCGACAGCTACGTCAACCAGTGCTGGATCACGACAAGCCTGCAATCAGCGATCCTTGCGTTCTTCGCCGCCGTGAAATCCGATCCGTACAACCGCGCCGGCTATGACCTGATTGAGGAAGTGCTGTCTGGCATCATGGATCAAGCCGTAAAATTCGGTGCCGCACGACAGGGCGTCACATTGAGCGCTGCCCAGATCGCTGAAGTCAATAACCAAGCCGGTGTCGCTATCGACGCGACGCTTTCAGCGCAGGGCTATTACATCCAGATCCAGGATGCTTCCGCCGATGTCAGAGCCTCGCGCGGATCGCCGCCAGTCAACGTCTGGTACATGGACGGGGAGTCGATCCAGGCTCTGACCATCGGCAGCTATCTGGTCCAGTAAAGGGGATTGAACGATGACCGATATTACTGGCGCCAATTCGCTCTTCACCATCACCGTCGCGGATTTGTTTTCGTCGCCATTCCAGTTGCAGGGCTATGCGGCCGATGATGCCTTCGCGACGGATGCGATGACGATCGCCGAAACTCTGATGGGCGTCGACGGGATCCTTTCCGGCGGCTTCGTCAATGTCGAAACACATCAGACGATTTCGCTGCAGGCCGACTCTCCATCGATCACATACTTCGATCAATGGTTCTCAGCGCAGAAGAGCAATCAGGAAGTCTATACGGCAAGCGCGACGATTACGATGCCTGCCGTAGGGCTGAAATATACGTTGAAGAACGGCTTCCTCACGACTTACGCGCCGATGGCGGGGGTGAAGAAGCTTCTTCAGCCAAGGCAATTCGCGATTACATGGAACTCGGTTAACTGGGCAAACGTCTGATGCGCAAAGAAGCAACATTCACAGCGGAAGACGGTCGCGATAAGGGCAAGATCTTCAAGCTCACCGAGATGCCCGCTACGAAGGCCGAGAAATGGGCGCTTCGCGCTCTTTCGGCTGCGGCGCGTCACGGTGTGGATGTCGGTCACATCGAAAGCGGCGGAATGGCGTCCTTAGCGATCGTCGGCATACAAGCTATCGTTGCGGTTCCATTCGACGAAGCAGAGCCTCTTCTCGATGAGCTTTTCGAATGCGTGCAAATCGTTCGTGATCCTCGTCATCCGAATACTTCATTTCAAATCCTCGACGAAGATATTGAAGAGGTGATCACACGGCTCAAAATCCGCAGGGAGGTCGTAAAGCTCCACGTGGATTTTTCCGCACCCGCCGTCCTCTCGAAATCGGACAAGCAATCAGATCAGGCGGCGGGAGCTTCATCGACTACGTCAACGTCCCGCCCCTCATTGGAGCAGCAGTCTCAGCGGGTGCGGCCACGCTCCACGAGCTCCAAACAATCTACTCGGTAGAGGATTGCTACGATCTTTTGGAGATCGTCATTGTCGATCGGCACAATGCAAGGTCGGCGCAGAAGAAGGCGGGGAGGCGGTAGTCTGCCTCCTAAGCGCTCAGGATAGCGTGGGGCTAGTAACGTGGAGTTCCTAGCCCATGTGTGAAGAATGCTGATACCGGAGCGTTCTCATATAGCCCTTCTATTTTATAAGATCCTTCGATCTTACGATCTTCAATCGGCACTTTGCCGTGGTTTCCAAAGGAGTGTTTTCTTTTTTGGGCTCGAAGCTGCATTCGCCGCTTTTTTCTAGCAGCAACCATAGCGTTCATAGCAATCTTGGCATTTCTTTCCGCTATTTGCTCAAAGATTTTTTCCGTGACAGCCGCTGTTGCGATAGCAACAGCAGTTGCCGATAACTCTGGCTTGTCTTCTGTTCTTTTGGTCGAAGTCAGAAGCGAACGTTCGCTTAGATAGCGTTCTAGGCGATCGTAAGCCATCAATAACACAGCTGTTCCTAAGGCGAACCCTGGCGCGACGAATTTTACAAACATTTCATAGGTTATCATGGCTGTAATCCACGTATCGAGAGCCTTGCGCCAAAGTGCATAACTATTCCGACGATCACCCATATGATGCCGACATCCTGGAGTGTTGGCGAATCTGGGGCATCTTTCAGCCCGTAAGAATGAGCGGCAATAGGACCAACTAACCCGGTCACAAACATGGCGACTGCTATGTTATTTATGAACGTTCCGGTCAATTTTGTACGTTCGTCTCGGATCTTAGCATTATCCGGCATTACAAGTCCTTATTATGTCTGTAAAATTCCTTGAGAAATCAACCGGCCCCGCAAAGCATAGCGGATCGCTTCCGGCCTAGAGGGCGTGGCTCAGGCTGGGCGGCGCGCCTTTTTAAGGGAACGGTACTTCTCCGCAAGCGCATCCGCCTCAGCCTTGCGCCCAAGACTGGACAGGAGCTCGGGGGTAAAAACGTTCACATGCAATTGGACGGCGTTCAGCTTCCCGGCGTTCGTGATGGCGGTGACATGCTCATAGATCTCATCCCAGGAGATTGGTTCTCCATTGGTGTTGAGCTCCACCTTCAAGACCGGAAGAGAATCTGACGGCACGAACGATTCTTCGAGCCGGGACACAATCTCGGAATTCATCGATCTATTATTCTCTAGAGAGGCGTCGAAGATCTGCTCACGCAGATTTTGCGGAAGCCTAACTTTCATTTGTGGGTCTTCTCTGGACATACGCCCTTATGAACCACCGTGGGGTTGACTTCAATGGACCATCGTGGTTTATAAACCACCGTGATCCATAAATGAGGCGAACATGGCTCGTGATGACGCGCAATTTTCTGTCCGGCTTTCCTTAGAAGACAGGGATCTTCTCAAAGAGCTGGCTGCCAAAAATCGCAGATCAATGAATTCAGAAATCGGCTTGGCCATTAGCGCATGGCTCAAGCAGTCGGCAACGACGGGGGAAAGTTTGGCGACAGACCCCGCCGTTGCCTCGAATAGCGCCGCCTTGCCGGGCGGCACCCATCAACCGTGAAAAGTGGAGCTTTCACAGATGACGACCAAACATAATCATTTCCCCCAAATTCTGGAAGGCCAGATTGGCGATCACCTCGTCCGCACGGTAAATGGTCGAGAGCTTCACGCCTCGCTCCATTCAAAAACAGATTTTACAGATTGGGCTAAGCGCAGGATCGCTGACTGTCAGTTTGAGCAAGATATTGATTTTACTTGCCTCAAAATTGAGGAACGGGATCACCGTACCGGCAAGATAGTCGTGTCAAAAGTGGAATATTTCTTCACCGTGGATGCTGCGAAAGAGGCGGCGATGCTCGAGCGTAACGCGCGAGGGCGGGAGGTTCGCAAATACTTTATCGAATGCGAACGACAGCTCAATGCGTCAGTGCAGGTGGATGATCTGAGCGCCGATGTTCGGCGAATGGTTGGCGGGATCATGAAGAGTGTGATCCACAAAGAACTCGAAGATGCTATGCGGTCGACTCTTCCGGCCATGGTTCATGCTGAATTGGCCGGTCGCACAACGGCTCTGGTGACAGATTGCCTGACAGCCGGTCAAATCCTAAACGAGGAGAAGGTGGCGCCTGTTGGCCGCAAAGGCCTTGATCTGCGGGTTTCGAATTCGCTGAGACGGTTTTGCGAGCGGAACAACATAGTGCCGAAAAGAACTGATCGGGGTACGAGCCAATCCTATGTTTTCCCGCGCGATATAATTCATAAATGGCTTGCCGTGGAAGGACGCGAACTGATCTGTCGGTACAAGGAACGTCAGGTCGGGCAGGGTAATCTCTTCCTCGTTGGCGGGTCGAACGACCCAAAACGTGAAGGCCTTGCTGTCGTGAACATTGACGGGCGAACTGTCCTCGTCGATCTAAGGGTATGGAATGTCACGGCGAGCGATGAAGCGATCGTGATGTTACCCAACGGCACGATCATTGTGTCTAACGCGGTCTCAACACCTGAAAGAGCCAGTGAATGGCAGGGGAAAAGAGCAGGCTTTCTTGAGAACGATCCACGCGGATGCCGTGAGAGAAACGGCCTTATCTTCAGCGATGGCGTGACGATTCTCGGAAAGGTGCTGAAAGAAGCGCGTAAGCGCGTTGCCGCGTAAACTAAAGGCGCTCTTCGGAGCGCCTATCAGGTCGGTTCCAGAGGGTCGGATAGCAAGCAAGCATTAAAGATCGAGTAAGAAGACTTTTTTAAAAGAAAAGCCTTCAAATTTTTCTGCCTCAGATCGATTTGGGCTCCACGGTGGAACCGCCATTACAGGATCTTTGCCGCCATTCGGGTCAGGCATGACAATGTTCGGGCCGCGAAGATTTTCGCCCGCATTTCCTATGATGCGCCTGACCTCTCTAGGTTGCCCCATGCCGGAAAATATCAGGATCGTAAGTGTGTAGGTTCCGTGTGGAATTGGCTCAGATGTAGGATCAGCCATGTTTTTTGAATAACCACTAGTATTAGATAGCGGGCCGATCTGAAATACACCGCTGTGAACAATGGGATTCCAGCTCCCTAGAAGACATGTTCCGCTGTCGCAAAAACTTACGCCTGCCGCTTGTCTTTGTTTCCAATCGGAAAGCCATGGCTTCATCATAATGAGTGTAACCTTGGTTCCTTCCGGGAAATTGGTATGTCCTTCGATGACAAGGTGGCCATTGCGGCGATCGACTATGAGTTTCAGATCGGGGTAAAAGGGCTGGTTGATTGCAATGACTGGCGGCTCACGCTCAGAGTTTCCTTGATCTGAAACGACTGGAGATTTTGTCTCCGCCTTGGTGACTTCAGTCGACTTATCATGTCCGTTGAATATCCATATGGCGATTCCAATGAGAATGATGATGCCAAAAACTTCTTGGGCGGCTTTCACCTTGATCAAAATTATGAGCCCAGAGAGAAGCAAAAGCCCGAATAGAAGCGCCTGATATTCCGTTGACATTTAGAAAGCTCCGCCCATGCCCACTCTAATCGACAGCTTAATCATTGAACTCGGTCTCGATCCGAGCAAGTTCGAAGAAGGTCAGAAGAAGGCAGTCGCAGGCCTTGTCAAGATGAAGGATGAGGCGGCCAAGGCAGGGAAAGAGATCGAGGAGGGGAATAAGAAAGCCGCTGAGTCCTATACCAGCGTGAAGAATGAAATCCTTTCGATGTTCGCAGCGCTGGTCGGTACGCAGGGGGTCAAGAGCTTCCTCGGGATGGCGAAGGATACAAATGACTTTGTCACTGCCCTCTCGGTCAAAGCGACCACGCTTGGTCAGACAACCTCATTTATGACAGCATTCGGGAAGGCCGCCGCACATGCGGGCGGCAACGCCGAGAGTGCCATGGGATCAATCAGCGGCCTAGTCGATTCCTTGAATGCCATGAAGATTGACGGTGCGGTCCCGATGGATCTTGCCAAGCTCTTAGCGCGCGGGGGTGTCCAAGCTGATCTCACAAAATCAGCCGAAGGAATGTTCTACGACATCGGAAAAGCGCTTTCCAATATAGCGAAAGACGATCCTTCCCTTGCCGGAAGCTTCGGCCGCAGGCTTGGCCTGGAGCCCGCTGCCATCGATATGATGATCAAGCAGGGTGACCGGCTGAAGGGTTATCTTAATGGTTTCCGCCGCTTCGACCCCTCTGAAAAGGACAAGGAGAGATCTCTGGCATTCACAGACGCCTTGTCAGGGGTAAATGACAGTATCAGCTTGCTCAAAACAAAGATTGTGTCCGATCTCGATCCAGCCCTGACGAAAGTTCTCAAGGACATCGCGCCCATTATCGAAGAGATGGCAAAGTGGGCTGAGAAGAATGACAAGGCCGTTATCGGTTTAGCAGGATTGGTTGCCATCGTCAGCGGTGCCGGGATCGTGAAGGGCATAGCCAGCGTCTTGGCGTTGGCCAATGCGATGAAGGTGCTTGCTGCGTCGACCGCTGCTGCCGACGCGGCAGGCGCTGCAGCGACCACGGGAGGTCTCGCTGGTTTGCTCGCTATGGCCGGGCGCTTTGGTCTGCTCGGAGCCGCTGGATACGCGCTCTATGAGACGGTCACGCCTCAATCAGCGGGTGAGGGTGAGAACGAAATCGCGCGGCAGAGGCGTTATGGACAGGGCAATCAAGGCCGAGGAATGATCGGAATGCGCAGCGCTTCTGGCGGAATAGCTGCACGTGATGCAGCTGCTCTGATCCGTAAGGTCGGCGGCACAGAGCAGGAAGCAGCAATGCTGGGCGCTATCGCCGCTGGTGAATCTGGCGGCAATGCGAGAGCACACAACACGAATGCGGGAACCGGCGACAATTCCTATGGCCTTTGGCAGATCAATATGATCGGTGGACTTGAGCAGGAGCGCCTTGCAAAATATGGACTGAAGGACAAATCAGATCTCTACGATCCAGAAACAAATGCGCGTGTCGCTCTGGCCATGGCGCGTGCTGCAGGCGGATATAAAGACTGGTCCGTTTTCAAGTCAGGTGCTTATCTTCCATATCTGAGCGCAGCGCGCGATGGCGCGACGGGAGCCACTCGCACGACAAGAAACGCCGTCTTGCCTCCTATGCCTTCCGTCAATGTGCCACAGTACGACGCTGCAACGGCGGCCGATTTCGCTGCCACAACAAACAACGACAATCGTTCCTATCGACCGATGACGGTTCATGTCGGCGGCGTGAACGTCCATGCACCGGGTGCCGATGCCAATGGCGTAGCGAACGACATCGATCGTGCACTGTCTGACGCGATTTATACATCGCAGTTAGATTCAGGCCCGCAATAAATGCCCTATGACGTGCCAGACGTTGATGGCGTCCCGGCAATTGCCTTCGCCGCTGCAGCGCTTGATGAAGTCGTCACCTTCCTCGTGGGTGACGTAGTTTCATCCGACCAGCTTATTCAGGAATGGGGTATCTATTCGGATAGTGCCCCAGCGATCACGGCAGACTCCGTGGTCGACGTCTCCTATCGGCAGGACTGGAACGTTTCGGACTATCCGATCGAAGCAGGTTCGTTCGCCAGCTATAACAAGGTGCGCGTGCCATTCGATGCGCGTGTTCGCTTTGCTTCTGGGGGGACATCATCAAATAGAGAGGCGCTTCTCAGTTCGATCGCTGACATTGCTGACGACACAAATCTCTATGATGTCGTGACGCCAGAAGCGACGTATACGAACAGCAACATCGTGCATTACGAGTATCGCCGTTCCTCTAAAAATGGGCTTGGTCTGATGACGGTGGACATCTGGCTCCGACAGATTATGCAGACGGCAACTACGTCTTATAGCAGCACAGCGGAACCGAGCGGGGCATCTCAAACGAATGATGGCACCGTCCAGACGGCGGCGGCAACTACGTCACAGCAGAATACTGTAACGAAAGGCGCCTATTCTATTGGCTTTGCTCCCTGATCATGCAGATCATTCCACTTAATGCCACGGCTTCACAGACGCTGTCGGTGGTGCTCGATAATCAATATGTTCAGATCGATCTGTTTCAGAAAGCGTTCGGCCTCTACATGAATGTTTATCTGGATAACGTGCTTCTGATCGCAGGCGTCGTCTGCGAAAACCTGAACACGATAGTAAAGTCAGCCTATCGAGGACTTTCGGGAGATCTCGTGTTTCTCGATAATCAGGGGTCTGACGATCCGGTCTATAGCGGTCTCGGCAGTCGTTTCAGCCTTATTTATCTCTCACCTTCCGACCTAGTTGCGCTCGCAAATCCGTGACCTTTTCCGAAAAGAAAATCAGCCTTACGATCAGTCTCGCTAATGGCTCTTTCGACAATGGAGCCAATAGTGCGACACTTGAAGGCTATCGGGTATCGAGTACGATCAAAGTGCCGGGCGGGGAAACACAGGGAGCTATGGAATGCTCAGTTTTCGGTATGTCCGAAAGTCTGATGAATCAGCTTTCCACGGTCGGAACTCAATTCAATAAGATCGCACAAAATAAGATCACACTTTCGGCTGGAGACGATGGCTCCGGCATGGCAACCGTGTTTCAGGGAACGCTATTTTCTGCCTTTGTTGATGGGCAATCGCAGCCGCATGTCGCGTTCAGAATTTTGGCTGTGCCTGGCTATTATGAGAAGGTGAAACCTGTCCCATCGACCAGTATCGACGGGAGCGCCGATGCGGCCGCGATGATCAAACAGCTAGCCAATCAGATGGGCTTTCAGTTTGAGAACAATGGAGTCTCCACCAAGCTGGCATCACCTTATCATTCTGGCTCCGGGCTAATGCAGGTGAGGGAGATTGCTGAAGCGGCTGGTATTGCATGGTGTCTTGAAAACAGGACTTTGGCGATTTGGGAGAGAGGAAAGGGCCGGGGAACCGATACGATCGAGATTTCGGCCCAAACCGGAATGGTAGGCTACCCGCTTTTCAATCAGGCCCAGATCATTGTGAAAACCTTGTTCAATCCGGCGATCAAATATGGCCGGGCAATAAAGGTTGCGAGCGAGCTGAAACCAGCGGTTGGAACATGGAACATAAACAATCTGACTCATGAGCTCGACGCGCAGATGCCGAATGGACGTTGGTTCACGACGATCGAAGCCTTGACCGCAGCCCCGGCAACGAAGTCGTGAGCGATCAGTATTTCGGCCAGAAGCAGGCACCGACGAATGGTTCGGATGTTTCGCGCAGCATGTTTCTTGTTCGTCAGGAAATAGCCAGTGTCCGCACCATGATCCCGGTCAAAGTCATCGCCGTCAAAGGCGGTGGCGTCGGCGCGCCGCCGACGGTGAATGTCAAACCGTTGGTCAACCAGATCGATGGGCAGGGCAATTCGACCGAGCACGGAACGGTCTTCAACATCCCAGTGAGCCGCTTGCAGGGCGGCGGTAACGCGATCATCAACGATCCAATTGTCGGCGATATCGGCTATATCATGGTGGCCGACCGAGACATTTCGTCAGTGAAGGCGAATGCTGGGAAACAATCAAATCCCGGTTCGTTCCGGCGCTTCAACTTCGCGGACAGTGTCTATGTCGGGGCTATTCTCAATTCCGGGACGCCGGCCCAATATGTCCATTTCACGAGCGACGGGATCGAGATATCCGACAAACACGGGAACAAGATCACGATGGCTTCTTCAGGGATAAATATAACCGCTCCGGCAGGGATCAATCTCAACGGTCTCGTCATCGATACGAACGGCAGAGCGACGGGTCCTTCTGATATTATCGCCAATGGCATCAGTCTCGATTCCCACGTTCATGGCGGGGTCGAGCCCGGTCCCAGCACGACGGGAGTGCCGGAATAAACATGGCGTCAACGCTTCTCCTCGACCGTTCGACGTGGGATCTGGTTCTCGATGTTGATAACAATATCGCAGTTGCAACGGAGCCATATGCTCTTGCGCAGGATGCAGCTTCATCTTGCAAGGTTTTCAAGAGCGAGTGCTACTACGACACGACGCGCGGCATTCCTTATATCGATGTGATTTTTGGCAAGAACGTCCCGCTGTCGCTGGTAAAGTCTTATCTCACGAATGAAGCTACCCGGATCAACGGTGTTGTCACCGCGAAAGCTTACATCACGTCTTTGAGTGATCGAAACCTTGGCGCGCAGGTGCAGATGACCGACGCGAGCGGAACTTCATTGGCGGTGAATATCTGATGACGACAAATGTGCCGCCTATCACCTTCTCCGACTCCGGTGTCACGACGCCGGCGGAAAGCGCGATCTATACCGGCGTCATTGAAGATCTGAATGCGGCATTCTCGACGAACTTCGACGCGGATGCAGCCACTCCACAGGGCCAGATCGCGACGAGCTTTGCGGCGATCATAGGCAATATCTATGACACGTTTCTTGACTTCGTGAACCAGGTGGACCCGACTTATTCATCTGGACGGTTCCAGGATGCCCTCGGGCGGCTTTATCTGCTCGAGCGAAACCCGGCTACGGCGACGGCCCTGCAAGTCATCTGCACCGGCGCGGCCGATGTTCCGATCCTGACCACGGCTCTCCTGCAGGATGCTTCTGGAAACATCTATCAGTGCACGGTAGCCGGGACGATCGGATCCGGGGGCACCGTCACTTTGCCTTTTGCTTGTCAGATTATGGGACCGATCCCGGTCCCGGATAGTGTGACGATTTATAGTGCTGCCGCTGGATGGGACGCTGTCTCGATAGCCTCTGGAACGCTAGGAAAGGCACAAGAGAGCCGATATGCTTTCGAGCAGCGTAGAGCTGCTGCGGTCTCAAAAAATGGCGTAGGGTTCGTTTCTGCGATCCGTGGGGCTATTCTGGCGCTTGATGGCGTCGTCGATGCCTACGTCGTCCAGAACAATACCAATGCAGCCAAGGAAATCGGCGGCTATACACTGATCGCTAATTCAATCTATGTCGCCGTTCAAGGTGGCACCGATGCTGATGTTGCAGGGGCGATTTTCACGAAGCTTGCACCGGGCTGTTCAATGAACGGCGACACGACTGTGAGCGTTGAAGACAACAATTCCGGCTACATCGAGCCTTATCCATCTTATGACATCACATTCGAGCGGCCGAGCCTGCTCAGGATCGTTGTTTTGGTGACTATTGTCAGCGGAACGGATGTACCGTCCGATGTAGCAACTCAGATCCAAGGTGCAATCGTTTCTGCATTCGGTGGAGGCGATGGCGGTAATGCCGTATCGATCGGTAGTTCGGTTTATGCGACCCGTTATGTCGGACCGGTCCTGGCACTTGGATCATGGGCCAAAGTGATATCGATCAAGATCGGGTCGATCAATGATCCAGCAGCGACATTCACAGGATCGATCGCGGGAACAACTCTGACTGTTTCTTCCGTAGCGTCCGGTGCTGTCGCGGTCGGCGCTTTCATCGTGGATGAAGCTGGTTCAATCGCTGCAGGTACGAAAATTCTTTCCGGCTCAGGCACTACATGGACAGTGAATAACTCGCAGACCGTAGCCTCAGAGTCCATGTATGCCGTCGTTCCATCGGATGATTATGTGACAGTTAATATCGATCAATATCCGACGATCTCAGCTGATGATATCGCAGTTGTTGAAGACTGAGCCATGACTGATACCGGTCCTCCATATCCCCTTGAGGCCAGCGGGTTCGATCCGTGGGCCACGGTGCTTTCGCAATATGCGAATAGTCCGATCCTCACCGGGATTATTATGAACTTCTTTTCGGCTGTCGATCTGACCACGCCGCTTGATGAATTCTATGCCAATGTCTGGGATCTTGAAACCGCGATTGGCTTCGGGCTCGATATCTGGGGACGTATTCTCGGCGTTCCCCGTACACTCGAACTGGCAGATGGTGAATATCTCGGCTTTGCGCAGCAATCGCCGACCGTTCTCAATTTCGGTTTTGGCATCTTTTATTCAGGCCAGGGCGGATTGACCTCGAATTACACGATGACCGATGACGAATATCGGTCGGCTCTATTTGCCAAAGCTTATGCCAACATCTCCGATGGATCGATCAAATCCATTAACAATATTCTACTCACCTTGTTTCCGGGGAGCGGAAACTCCTATGTCAGAAGCAATGGGGACATGAGCCTGACACTCGCTTTCGAATTCACGCCGACGAATATTCAAGCCGCTATCCTGACGCAGCTAGATATCTTGCCGCTCCCTGCGGGTGTCGCAGTTTCTTACCAATGGAGCGCTGCATAATGCAGGCCTCAGATATCCCGTCGAAATTTCAGAAGGCCTTCGGAGAAGACGCGACAACAGGTTTTATTCGTACGGTGCCTGAAACGACAGCGGATGCAGCTGCCGCATCTTTGACGTTGGGTTTCCCGCCGCAGACGTTTTTACAAATAGGAGATGGTGGCACTCCGCCTGACGGACGGGATGTCAATGGCATTCTTTTTCAAATCTCGGCATGGACCAAATGGCTGAATGCGGGCGGCCCTGTTCCTTATGATGGAACCTTTCAAACCAGCGTATCCGGATATCCAAAAGGCGCTTTTATAAAATCTGCGACGACGGACAATCTCTATTGGCTCTCGACCGTCGATGGAAACACGACCAACCCTGATACCGGCGGCGCCGGATGGGTTTGCTTTAGCCCCGTCGGAGTGACACGGATCGTCACGGCAAGTGGAGCTTTCACAACGACACTTGCAGACGAAACGATCGGCTTGAACCGCACAACTTCTGTTGCCGCATCGAGCACGACGCTACCGGCGTCACCTGTCGGCAAGAAGTTCAAATTCGTCGATCTCGCCGCGAACTTCAATGCATTTCCGGTGACGATCACCGCTCCGGCCGGGCAGACCTTTCCCGAAGGCTTGGCGGCGGTCTCTGCGAACGTGAACAGGCAGACTCTCGAGGTCCAATATTTTGGCAGTAACATCTGGAGTGTGAAGCTGCAGTAGCAGCGGGCTTCATCGTCAGGAGATCATGACAATGCGGAATAAAAAGTTCGCGGGCTCGCTCGCGGCTGGCGGAGCTTTGCTTCTTATTGGTGGTGCCATCATCGGCTTCAGCTGGGTAAAAGCACCGCGATGGGCAATCGACAAATGCGAGAATTTCGGCGGCTTAGGTCGCTTCGAGCATAATGCGTCGACGCTCGTTGTTCAGTCGATGTGCAAGGACAATCATTCTGTCGACATGAATAGTGGCCGCGAATGTGAGGCCCATGGCGGCAACGCGATGATCTTCTCTTTCATGTCGCCGGCCGACGTCGCCCTTTGTCGTGACGGCTCCCGCTATTCGACGGCCCTGCATAACTGAGGCTCACCCTGATGAAAAAAATCAGCGTCAAGGTTCTCAGCCTTCTTTGCGTTTTTGTTGGGGTTTTTGCAACGGTGCCGCAAGGCATGGCGCAGTTCGCTTCGCAGGCGACATGGGGCGGCACCAGCACCGGCACAGCCAATGCGCAGGTCGTGAGTATCGCGAACGTCGGGTCGATGAGCGATCTTGTCGGCGTCACGATCTCGTTTATTCCAGGAGCGGGCCTCACGAACTCGGGAGCCACGACTTTTCAGATCGGAGCGCTTGCCGCACAGCCGGTTCGGAAGGTTGGGTACGGTGTCCTTGCGGCGCTGACCGGCGGCGAACTGGTTGCCGGGGCGCCGGCCTCGGCGCTTTGGGATGGTACCGAGTGGGTTTTGCAGACGAACTACGCTGGGCCGGACGCCGTAGGCACATTGAAGACGACGGCCTCGGCTACGGCAGATGCGGGCTATCTCCTCGCCTATGGCCAATGTGTCAGCCAGACGACCTATGCCGCGCTCTACGCGGCGCTCGGGACCACCTATGGCACGGGCTGCTCTGCTGGACAGTTTCCGGTTCCGGACATGCGAGGGCGCGCAGCGTTCGGCAAAGATAACATGGGCGGGACAACGGCAGGGCGAATAACCTCTGCGGGTGGCCTGTACAATGGGACCGTACTTGGGGCGGGCGGGGGCGTTCAAAGTACTGTTGTCGCTCAAGCAAATCTGACCAATTTCACATTAACGGTCTCTGATCCAGGACACTCTCACGGCATCAGCCGAGACTCTCAGGGCATTAACGATCCTGGTCATACTCATTCATATCAGATCCCGAACACGGGTGGCGTGACCCCGACCGGCAACGGCGGCTCGATCAACTCTTGGACGGTTGGAGCCTTCAACACTGCGACCTCCGGTACAGCAACGACGAGCATCACGGTCTGCCAAATCGGCGAAGGCTGTAACGCTGGCGGTATCGCCGTCGCTACTGCGTATACGGGCATAATCGTGCAGTCCGGGGGTAGCAACACGCCGCTCCCGACACTCAGCCCGTCGCTCATCATCAACTATGAGATCAAATACTAAGAGGTTTTCCATGTTCGTCATCAAGTTCGTGCTCGTCTCATCTCTATTTGCCGGCGGCATCGGAGCCACCTCGACGCAGACCTATCAGTCGCTTGCCGCATGCAACGCAGCGGCGCTTGCCGCAGGGGGCTCCCAACAACCGCAAGGACCGGTCTATACGATGAGCTGCGTCTCAGCGCCAGCTGTGCCAGCCCAACAGTAGGATAACCGGCAATCAGCCGAAAAAGTCAGATAAAATTGCCGCCGCCTTCGGGCGGCTTTTTCTTTGGAGGCATGCGAATGAAATCGCCGCTTAAACTTGTCGCCACTATTCTTGCGGTCTTGGTCCCGCAAGCCCTTCTCGCGGCCCCGACCAGCTATCCGGTATCAAGTGGCTCTTGGACTGATTTAGGAACTGGCGGGATCCAGTGCTCTGTTTCGAGCGGCCAGCTCTCGGTCATGTTCGCTTATGGCGATACGGCGCCGCCATCATCGCAAGACGGAATTTCCGCGAAACTGGATAACACGGCGGCGCCGGCATTCCTTTCGCCCCCCGCGGTGCCCACGACGACAAATCATTCATGGGCGAAGCTGCCGTCCAATCAGTCTGGAACAGCATCCATCATTTGCCAGTCTGGTTCGAACGCCGCCTCGGCAGGCTCATCGCAGACCAACCCTCTTTGGCAAGGCGCAGCGGGTTCGACCGGCACAGATTATAGCATCAACGCATCGACGATCCCGGCAAGCGGGCTCTCCATTCTGCAAACGATCGCGGCGAATGCCTCTCGTCTTTATGTCGAGGTCCAGAACCAGAGCGCGAACACTGTGCAGGTCGTTCGCGATGACGGGGCAGGGAACAATCAGACAACCATCCTCCTCGCGTCCGGCGGTTCTGCAGGCGCGCAAGGCGGCGGCTGGTCCAGCAACACTTTCAAGGGCCGTGTCCGCATCTATGGCGTGACCGGCTCTCAGATTGCAGCTTATCAGGATTGAGGTTTTCGAGAATGAAGAAGGCGATCGCTTTCCTTTGTGCGCTGCTCTGTCTGACGACGCAGGTTTTTGCCGGGGCTCAACTGCCGCCATATTCTCCTCCGGTTTTCAGCTATTGGGCAGGAGGGGGTGGCGGCCTCCTAAATTCTCCGATTGGAAGTTCACTCCAGAGCCACGTCTACGACCAATCGCGCCTTTATGATACGGTGCCGTCACGCAGCAATATTTCTTGCCTTCAGGTAGCATATGCAAATTGGACGGGAAGCGGAACTGGTGAGGCATCTCCGCCAGGGCCTGTCACGATATCGAGTTCTCTCGAAGTCAACCCAAATTCGGTGTTGGTGCCTTGGGCTATAGGCGACGGCAACCAATATTTGGTGCCATTCCTTTTCAGTGGCTCGAAGACAGTTACAATCCCAGCTGATGGTAAGGTTTGGTCCGATCCACTGTGTTTTCCTTTAGCTGGGGGGCAGTGGATATTCTTCAGGACATGGAGGCAGTCGCTCGCCGGGAGTGTTTCTTCTCTCCCTGTCAATCGTTACATGGACACAGCGCATGGCGACTACGTCATGGACGGGCAGTTTCAAGGCGTCCCACTTAGCTCGTCCTCTACGGCGACGACGTCAATTTCCGTTACACTGAACGCGAGTTTCGTCACGCCTCCACTCCGGCCAGGTTCGATTGGGTTGAGCGGTACGAATATTTCGGCAGCAACGTTCGATGTCGATAACGGAAATGGAACCGGATCGTATAGCGGAAACGGCATATCGTCTGGCACGATCAATTATTCGACTGGCGCCCTGACGTTAACAATGGCGACTGCCACCGCCCCTAATGCGATCAGTGCAAAGGGGCAGGGTTGGTGGAATGTCGCTATGCCAGACAATACGATGACAAAGGCCCCGACCAGCTTCGTGTCGACGTACACCCAGTATGGTGTTTACGGTCCGTCTGCCGTGCGGTATCGCTATGTTGCTTCTTCTTCAAAGCAACCACTGACCTTTTGGATCGATGGTGACAGCATCGATTTCGGTTACGGAAGCCAATATTACACCCAAAGTTGGGCGACGAAGGCAATTGCTAATCAGGCCGGGATTATCAAGACGGCTCAGCCTTCCGTTGGGACCGCGGCTTGCAATGTGCAATCCACATCATGGAGACGTATCGATCTTGCCACCGGCACTTATCCGCCAGATCGAACGATCCTCGATACGGCAACGAATGACATTGGTTCAGGAGTTGCTCTTGCGACCATCCAAGCGCAGATGACGACATGCGCACAAAAATTCGCTGCTGCGACGAAAGGTGGAATAGCTAATCTGTATGTTACTACGGTCCCGCCTCATACGGCGTCCAGCAGCAGTCAGACCCCTTATGGGAGTACGGCGCTCTTTGGTCCGGGTACGGTTGCAAGTGGGTCCCCAAGTGTTCGCAATGCATGGAACGCGTGGGTCTATTCGCAGATCGGAATCCTCTGGGCTGGCGTGATTGATATCGCCGCATGCGTAGAGAATGCGCCTGCTTCACAGACAGGAGCAGGCGATGGTCAATGGAAGAGCCTCACCTATACATCCGATGGTCTGCACCCGTCTGAACTGGGCCACCAAACAATCGCCGCCTGCGTCCAAAATGCAGCGCCATTCATTATCAACTGGCTCTTCAACCGTGATCTCGATCCGGCGGCGAACGACAACACGCCAGCCTTCATGAACAAGGTGGCATAGCCAATGCGCCGCGCGCTCTCGCTCCTGCCGATCCTGCTCCTTCTTGGGCTGGGAGCGCTGCATGCGGCGATCTATCCGCCTTCATTCAGCACATCGCAATATGTGACACTCACCCAGCTTCAGGCCGTCCAGAATGCGATCCCCCAACCGGCGGCATCCGTCCCGTCGCCGGGCACATTGCCGGGGTCGGCTGGCTCAGCGTCGACCTATCTTCGCGGCGATGCGGCGATACCGCTAACCGTCCAGCGCACGACTGTCACGACGGACGCAAGCGGGAACTGGTCAGTCACATGGTCGAAAGCTTTCGTTTCGTCCTCGCCAACGGTAAACCCGATCGCGATGAATGTCTCGGCGACGAGCCCGTTCGTTTGCAATGTCACAACCCGGTCTTCAACAGCAGCGACGGGGAAATGCTGGCAGCTCGCAGCTAGTGGCACTGTCGCTCTGATCTCTCTGAACGTGAGTCTCGCCCCGACCCCCGCGCCGACAACGACGTCAGTCATGCTCATCGGCGCTGAGCCGACGCAGTGATCATTCACTTTTCCAAGGAGGATCTCCAATGAAAGAAGCTATTTGGCTTTTGATAGCCTTTCACGTTCACTCATTCGATCAGTCAAGCATTCAACGATATGAAAGTGAAGTAGCATGCAGGCATGCGGCAGATGTCATAAATACTTGGCGCAGCGCTATGGATGCTTCTGCTGAAGGGCCGGACATTCGCAGCGAATGTTTTTATTTTTTCCCTGATATGCTGAGAAATACTAAGTAGATGATGATCAGAGGGGCAATCCCTCTGATCCTTGTTGGGAACACGCTAGATTTAGTTTCCGCAGATCAGTGTGACATCGATCTTCTTGTCGTCTTTTTTGTCGAGACGAAACCCGGAAGCGCTCGCCCACGTATCCTTTGGAATGGGCTGCTTGGTGTTATCGAGCAAGATGACGGGGACAGCTGTATTGCCTTCGTCGAATGCTTGAACGGAAGCAATGAAGCCGCTTTCGCACATGAAGTCTTCAGCCGTTTCCTTCGGCTTAATCGTGAAGACCTTGGCTTTAGCATGCATAGCTGGCGGCGGTGTTGCCCCAGCTTTGGCTTGGATTGAAGGCAATAATAACGCGGTACTGACAGCCATAAGAACAATAGAATATCTCATGATCTAGACCTCTCATACGCCAGCTGGAACCTGACGTAACGAGAGGCCTAGACCGATTCCGCAAACGACCTAAAGCTTAAGCTCTAACGATTATTCATTGTCGGACATATTAGAAGAGCTTTGAGGAGAGAGGCGGTAGGTCACCCAGGCTTCAAATCCTAGGTTGATAAAGCCGACTAAAATGAGCGCCAAGAGCACATTGGAATGTTTTCTAAAGATCCAGGCTAAAACAAAGATGATGAGGTGGATGGATAGAACGACTCCCATCCAGAAGTCATGGCTTTTGAGCATGCAAGATAGTTCCCATAGAGAGACGCTATCTAAGCAGCTAAGATATAAGCCTCGGTGAGCCTATCTGCCGCAATGCTCAAGGCTGAAGTAACAAGCTGGAAACCATCACATGCCGACCGGGCGATTTTTCACACCCAGCATAATTTCGTCCTTGGCATGTCTGACGATACGAACTTCATATCCTCTGCGCCGCCAGTCTTCGGCTAATTGGATTGCTTGTGGAATGCTCTCTCTTTCTTTCCCGGTGATTAGTTCAAAGCGCCATGCGGTCCCGTATGTTTTGAATGGGTCGCTGTGATCTTCGACTTCAATTGTCATGAGGCTTTTGCTCCTTAGTAGAAAGCCAAAGCGAAAACCTGTTTCGTTAAAAATACCTCACCTTCAAGCCGCTCCTAGAGCGGCTTTTTCATGCGGATCTCAGACCGGAACGTTCGGAAAACTCATAGGGAACGTGGGGCAAGACTTTTCCGATTTGGGCAAAACGTTTTCGAAAAAAGAGAACATCCACGCCGCCTTTCGAGGCGGCTTTTTCATTGGAGCAGACAATGACAGACCTTGCGGCCCTGCGGTCAGCAAATGCGGTCCGCTGGGTGGACGCAAAGCTCACGCGGGAGAAGGACTTCCATGCTCCGGCAGTGAAGGCCGTCGCGAACAAGCAGACCTATCGCGAGATCGAAGCGCACACCGGTGTCCCATGGGCCTTCACGGCACTCACGCATTATCGGGAGACATCGCAGGATTTCTCCCGATCGATCGCGCAGGGTGACCCATGGAACAAGCGCTCAGTGCATGTCCCGGCCGGGCGGGGCCCGTTCTCTTCCTTCGTTGACGCTGCGATCGACGCCTTCGTGAACTGCTCGCCTTATGCGGCACGAAATACGGATTGGTCGATCGCCGGCATGCTGACGCTGCTCGAGCGTTACAACGGGCTCGGCTATGCCAATCGCAATCTGCCCTCGCCCTACATCTGGGCAGGCACGGATCAATATCACAAGGGCAAATACGTCGCCGACGGCAAGTTCGATCCGAATGTCGTCGATCAACAGCTTGGGTGTGCCGGTCTTTTGCTCGCGATGTCATCGCTCGACCCGACGATCACGCTTGGCACAACCGGGCCAGTCGCCGTCGATATCCCGAAAGACGGTCTCTGGCTGCAGAACGCGTTGAACAAGCTCGGCGCTGTGCCAGTCCTGCAGGTCGATGGAATCGTCGGTCAGGCGACGCGGCTCGCCGTGAAGGCTTACCAGATGCGTAAGGGGATCGCCGCCGACGGCGTGGCTGGCGCTCTGACACTCGCGGCCATCGACGCCGATCTCAAGGCCTTACCGGCCGCCGCGTAAGTAGACGCCAATTACTCAATAGGAGGAGTTATGACTCAAGATCAAGTCGATGCCTACATTCGAACGGCCTGCACGATGATCGGCGGCATTCTGATGACGAGCGCGGGATGGACATCAGAACAGGTCGCCAGCCTGACGACCGGCGTGCTCGGTGTGTCCGGGCTCATTTTCCTTGGCATCAGCCTTTACGGCTCATGGAAGGCGCATTCGAGCGCAGGCATCGCCAAAGCGGCCGAGCGCAGCGTGAGCCCGATCGACAAGGCCAAGATCGCAGCATCCTTGCCCAATACGACCGTCGTCACGACGCCTGAGATTGCTGGCACGACGCCAGAGGCGAACATCGTCTCCAATGAGACGCACGTTGTTCAGGGGCTCGCATGATCAACGTCTTCTCCATCCTCGATATCGCCGAAAGCTTCTTCGAGGACGAAGGCTTCAAGCAGGTCTTCAAAGATGGCCGCGTGCTCTATGGCGTCTACACCGCCATTGTGAACGCCGGGAAGTTCTCGCCGTCAGTCATGGTGAAGGATAGTACGCTTTGGCCGGTCATCGAAGCGGTCAACCGTGCCACGGACGCCATGCTCAAGATGCGGGCCGATCCTGTCAAGAAACAAGAGATCGAGACCGAGCTTTCTAAGGTTTGATCTTCCAAAGGTTCCCGCGTCGGCCGGGTTTGCCGACACCTTTCGAAAGGACATCAACGTGAAAACCAACGCCAAGATCTTTGGCCTCGGCCTCTCTGTGCTCGCTGCGGGTTCGCTCGCCGCCTGCACCACGGAACAGGAACAGTCCGTTCTCAACACGCTGAACACGCTCTGCAGCGCGGCGCCGACCTTTGTAACGGTCGTTTCCTCACTCACAGGCGCCTCGGCTTTTGCTGGCACACTCGGCACGGGCGCCGGCGTCGCTTGCGATCAAGGCGTCAAGCTCGTTCAGGACGCCATTGATGCGATCACTGCTGCCGGCGGTACCGCATCTGTCAGCGTCACTTCTTCCGATCCCAGCGCCGCGAAGTCGTTGAAGAAAATGGCCGCCAAATATGGCGTCCTGGTCAAGACGGCGGGCAAGACGATCACCTTCCAGGTGCCTCCGAGCACTGGGCTCTTCGGGCTCTGACGCTCTGAAACACTGCAGCTGAAACGCTCCGCCTTCGGGCGGTTTTTTATTGCCTGAAGGAACACCCGAACATGGACCATAGCCAGATGAAATTGGGGAAACGCTCTGTCCGTCACGATCCTCGTGTCAGGGCTATGGTCTCCTATCTTCCCTCAACCCTTGGGGCTCCGCCTGATCTCGTGAACTGGGCACATGGCATCAAGGATTGGGGCATGATGCGCAACGACGAGATCGGTGACTGCACGGCCGCGGCCGTGGCGCATCTCGAGCAGGCGCATACAGTCAACACACGCACTGAATGGACGGCGGCAGATGCGCAGGTCGTCCAGTTCTACTCGGACACGACTGGCTACGATCCGAAAGACCCGTCGACGGATCAGGGTGGCGTCGAAGTCGACGTCCTGACCTATTGGCTGAAACACGATTTCTGCAAGCGCAAGATCGTCGGCTTTTCCGCGATCAATCCTTCCAGAACGGACGCTGTCAAACACGGCATCCATCTATTCGGCGGCCTCTATACCGGCGTTCAGCTTCCCCTCAGCGCTCAAGATCAAGACGTCTGGGACGTGCCGCCGCGCGGCGCCTTCGGTGATGGCAAGCCGGGATCGTGGGGCGGCCACGCCATCTATTGCGTTGCCTATGACAAGGACGGCGTCACCTGCGTGACTTGGGGCGCGCTGAAGCGCATGACCTGGCGTTTCTGGCAAACCTACATGGACGAGGCCTATGCCGTCCTGACCGGCGCGTGGATCGATAACAAGGGCGTCAGCACGTCCGGCTTCGATCTCAAAACCCTCGAGCAGCACATGCAGGAGCTTCGCGCGGCATGAGCGGGCCGGTGCGCAAATGGGTCGCGCGTGAAAGTCTGACGCTCGCGATGATCCTCGGCGGCTTTGCGCTCATCGTCCTCGTCTTGAGCCAGGTGCCAGCGCTTCCGGCCGAACGCTGCATGGCGAGCTTCTACGGCGCGGAGAGTGGACACCGTACCGCTTCTGGCGAGCGCTTCGATCCTCGCGGCATGACCGCGGCGCATCGCACAGCGCCATTCGGTTCGATCATTGGCGTCAGAGCATACGGCCGGGAGATCCGCGTCCGGGTGAATGATCGCGGACCCTTCGTCCGTGGCCGCTGCATTGACCTGGCCCAAGGTGCTGCGCGTCGGCTCGGCCTGCGTGGTTCGGATCTTGTCGAGATCGAGAGGCTGCAATGAAGATGCCTTCTCGGCTGCTCGATTGCTTTCGGCTGAGCCGCCGCGCTTATTTCGCCGACTTCCTGATCACGCCGCCGATCACGCTCGCGCTCGCCGTCTTGTCGGTCCGTGGGCATGGCATCATGGCTTGGGTGGCTCTGCTCGGGCTCGGATGGTGCGCGTGGACGTTCTACGAATATTGGATGCATCGGCTTGTCCTGCATCATCTCGTCTTCTTCCGAGAATTGCACGGTCTGCATCACGGCAATCCGCGCGCCTATATCGCCCTCCACCCGTTGGCGACGATCATCATTTATGCGGCGCTCTGGATGATCTTCGGCGTTCAGAGCAGCACGTTCATGGTCGGGTTCTCGCTCGGCTATATCGTCTACTCGACGCTGCATACGATCTTCCACTATGCGCCGCGCGCATCGGCTTGGATGCCTGACCTCCAACGTCGCCACGTCCTTCATCACAGATTCCATGTCGCAAATTTCGGTGTGACGACAGGCTTTTGGGATCGCTTCTTCGACACGGAAATCAGGAGAATGGCTTAGTGAAAACCGTCTTAATCTTGATCTGCTCGATCTACATGCCTATCGACCATTGCGACAAGCGGACAGCCGTCGACGTGATCTACAGGCAGGTGCCATTCGGCAACATGGGAATGGCGGCACAAGTCGAAGCAATCGACGCCAAGCTGGGCCCCGATGTCTATCACTATCAGAAAATCGTAGCGAGCCGCTGAAGAATGCCAGACGAACACCGCTTCAGAAACCAGCGCCGTGATTCTCGTGACCTCGGCGCGATGGAACAGCGCGTCTATGATGTCGAAGAAGACGTCAGGGCGACTCGTAAAGAGCTCAACGAAAAGATCGACCGCCTCTCGGACGGCACCGCCAAGCAGATCAATGCGCTTGCAAACTCGACACAATCACAGATCGAGGGCGTCAGAGCAGACGTAAGTTCGAAATTCGACAAGATCTTTGACAAGCTTGATCAGCAACAGAAGACCGTCGTCGAGAAGGCTGGAACGCCGTGGTTTGCAATCATCTCTTCTGGCCTTGGTATCATGACGGCCTGCGTCACGATCGGCGGCGTTGTCGGCCATATGGCAATACAGCCGCTTTCTGATGGCATTATGCAGATCGGCAGGGTTATTGAGCGCCAAGCCGATGCGGCGGACGCCAGGTTTGACCGCGTTCTCGATGCAGTTGAAAAGCTCCGAGATACGCGCGTGCAGCCAGAGGCTTATGCCGAGTATCAGAAACGCATTGATGGCGCGCTTTCGCAGCAGGAGTCCGATCGCATCCGCGAGGCCACTCGGATCGAAGGTGAAGTCAAAACGATGAGGGCCGATCTCGTCTCACGCAGCGAGCACATGACGCATTGGGAAAACACCGAAATGGCTCAGCGACGGCTCTCAGACCGGATCGAGGCTGTGCAGAAGGAGATCTCTGGCGCTTATTCAATCGGCGACCAACTCAAGAACTTGCAGACGCAGATCGAGCAGCTTCGAGAACGTCAGGGCGTGGGCTCGGCACCGAGAAGCTGATTTAGTATTTTGCTCAACGTTTAGCCTTACCGCCTTCGACATCAATCTCCGAAAATTGCTTCAACTAATAGACGCGCAAAAAAATCAGATCCTTCGTGTGAGAAATGGTGTGTATCATAATGAAGCGGTATATCTCCGACCGCCAATTTACATTGCGGCTTGCAGAATAGTTCTTCCGTTGAAAAATATTTCACTTTATGATTGTCCTTTAGGTGTTGTTGAATTGCCAGTTCATTCGGAAAAAAGCGCGGAGAACGATCGTTTTCCTCCGTATCGTCCAAATTGCCGTTCATCCGCCTTCTTGCTAAGATGATCGGAACATAGTCTTTGTAGTAAATTGGTGGCCCGACAATTATTACGCGGATTCCTGCGCTGACGATCCGATTCAATTCTTTGTCAAAGAGATCGGCTTCCGAATTGAAGTCTGGCCAGATCGATCCCATCACAAGTGTGTCCGGCTTCACTTTTAAAATTTCAGCAAAAGCAGCGTCATTGAACGGCTTGCAATTCGGGCGCACTGGAATTTCTACACCAACTATAGGCTGACAACCCGAAGATGTTAGCTGCCCGAATGTCACTCCACGTTCGGTCAGCGCGTGTTCAAGACCCAAGGCATAATGCGCCATAACGCTATCGCCCCAGATGACAACATCTGGCTTTCGATGCGGCATGCAGGTCTCAACATCAATATTGACTTGGTTTTCTCGCAGGAAGCATGTCCCCTCCCTGAACACATCTGCATAATGATAAGTTTTGTAAGCCAGAATCTTATTTATCTCGGGGCTTAATCTGTTTGGGAAGCCGCCGAGTTTTATGGCGGCAGATGCCGCTCCGATCATGATGAATGCGCATAGGGAAGCGGCGGACCAAAGCGGGATCGACGTGTGGAGAACGATCTTCGTGCGAAATGGCTGCTCTATAAATTTGTAGAGGGCTGCTGCTGATAGGAGAGACAGGGTTCCGCAAATCCAGGCGAAAGTCACAGGCGCGATATTCGGATGAGCCATCTTCATAAAGACGACGATGGGCCAGTGCACCAAATAAAGAGGGTATGAGATGCCGCCAACGATGACAAAAGGGCGCCAGCTCAAGAAACGAATAGGCGCGGTTTGGATGAACTCACCGCCATAAATGATGAGCGCCGTACCGAGGCACGGGAAGAGTGTTAGGTAGCCTGGAAATGGCATGCCTTCTTTGATCAGAAGCATGCTTGCAACGATTGCGATGATCCCCAAGCCAGCGGAAGCCGCTGCGATCGTTGCATCTTTCGGAAAGCGCATTTGTGGCAGAGCGAGCATGCATCCCGTCAAAAGCTCAAAGGCTCTAAATGGTGATCCATAGAAGGCAAGGGCCGGGTCTTTGTGGCGAACGATGATGCAGGCAACGAATGAGACTGCCGCTAAAATCAGGATTGTAACTACACGGGCTTCCTTGCGGAGCCAATGCACGCATATAAGCATGAGCGGCAGGAAGATGTAGAACTGTTCTTCAACACCAAGCGACCAATAATGGAGGAGGGGAATCCTTATAGCTTCCGGCGCGAAATATCCGGAGAGCGAGTAGAAATAAAAATTCGAAACAAAAAGCGATGATGCAATGACCGACTTTGCATAATCGACGAGGTCGGTATCAAAAAGCCTGAAATAGGCGACGACGGTTGTCGCGATTGTAACGGCTGCAAACGCAGGAAATATTCTACGCAATCTTCGCTCGAAAAATTGGCTCAGTGAAAACTTTCGAGCATCGATGTCTCGATAGATTGATTTCGATATGACGAAGCCGGAAATCACAAAGAAGACGTCGACGCCGACGAAGCCTCCCGGCAGCCAATTCGCCCCGAAGTGAAAAAGCAAAACACCCATAACGGCGATCGCACGAAGACCATCGATATGAGGGCGGTAGCGTGGTGTTTTGTGAGAGGCAGTGCCAGTTTCAGGAGTCAATGGGCCCAACCGTCGGTTCTTCTCTAGAAGATCGCCTGTATAGACAGGGTCTGCGATTTATCCCAGCATGAACATGGCTCTTATTCCAGCCCGGCGAAGCTCGAATGCCGGAGTATGCCGTCTTCGGTGAGATCACGGAAGGCGACATTCGCCTTGAGCAGCGGCTGGCACCATCTGGCACCCTTGATCCGTAAGCCAACGATCGGCGCCTTGCTCACCTCGATACTATCAATCGCGCGTTTGAGATCGGCCGCGACGCGTTCTGAAAAGCCGGTCCCGACGGAGCCGCGATAAGTCAGGCCGACGCCTTCCTCACTCGCAACATGCAGCGCGCCGAGGCCGCCGTGCTTGCCGGGCTGATAGCCGATGATGGTGTAGGCCTGATGCTTGATGCATTTGACCTTGAGCCAGTCCTGCACGCGGCCTGAGCGATACGGGCGGTCTCGCCGCTTCGAGACTATTCCCTCGAGCTCATGCTCGCAGGCTATGGCAAAGACGCGCGGGCCAGGCGCAAGAAGCTCTTCGCTGAAACGGATCGCATCCGGTGCGCCGGCGATGAGACCTTCGAGCACCATGCGCCGCGTATCCAGCGGCCAGTCCCTGATATCGAGCCCGTCGAAGAAGAGCAGGTCGAAGACGAAAACGACTGCCTCATGCGCGCCGCTGGCCTTCAGCGCGGCCTGTAGTAGCCCGAAGCGAGATCGGCCGCGATCGTCGAGCACGACAGCTTCGCCATCGATAACGGCATTGCGCACGGGTAGCCCGGCGGCGGCCGTCGCGATCGCCGGAAAGCGATTCGTGAAATCGAGGCCAGTGCTCGAATAGATGGTGACCTTGCCATCGTTGATCGCGATCGAAATGCGGTATCCGTCCCATTTGATCTCGTGCTGCCATTCCGGGCCCGGCGGCGGCTTGATGACAAGCGTCGGCTTGCTCGGCGAGATCCAGCCGGGCAGCGGCGCGTCGAAGTGAAGCGCCTCGCCACGCACATCAGCTTTGCTGGGTCTGACAAATTTCGCCATCCGGCCAGCATAGCCGATCGTAATTAATGACATCCCCTTCGCCGGTCTTGTTCAACCGCTTTGAGACCTCTGCGATTAGCCTGCATACGGGCCTTCTCTTATCCCCGATATCCACGCCTCGCATCGGCTATCCTCAGCGCTTTTGATCATCCTTCGACCGTTCCGCGACCGTCCGGATTCCCTGCCTCAAGGTAAGATGAGCACGAGGACGCTGGATGCAGGCTTCATCGAAAGCCGCACGGGCAATAATCCCATGGCTTGATCGGGCCAAGACTTCTTCAATCCCGCCTTTGTCATTCCAGACTTCGACCTGATAGCCTCCCCATTCATCGCGGGGGCCATCCACGAGATCGGCATAAAGCCGCAGAGCTTGGACGATCATCCGTGTGCTTTGCTCGGTTAGAATAATGCGCTTGCCCGGCGGATGAGCTTCAAGGCGCGCGGCGAGATATCTGACGTCATTCATCGTCATGGTCTTCAAAGAGACGAAGCGTTGCACATACTGGCCTTTGGCCATCAGAATCGCCCGTCGGCCATGATCCGATCGCCCTGGACATAGATGCGGCGTTCGAGCGGATACGGGTCGAGCAGCGTCTCATAGCCGATCATGACGTCGGTCTCTGTCCGGCGACCGCAATCCAGACATTGCAGGCGCCCGAAGTGTGGAGGTCAGCCGCTCGGAATACGGGCGGCGGTCCAGAAAGATGCGGCCGTTACGGCGGCAGATCAGGCATGTCACGAGCAGATATTGCCAGCCGTTTTCCGTGGCCTCGGCCACCGTCTGTGGAGGCTCATTGAGGGATCGCATAGTCGCGCTCTTTGTTCCGACTTTGTTCTTATGCCGGAACGCGGATCGAGAGTCGAATCTGGATTGGAAAAGTGGGACACTCCGCTAATGGTGCCCTCTGGACACGACTGGTTTTAAAGGAGTAGAGAAAGTGTCCAACAGCGTGATTTCAGGCTCTTTATCTAGAACCTCCTCTCCTGCCACTTTTCGCAAACCGCCGCGTTCGAAAAGCCGTCACATTCGAAAAGCCGCTACCGCCAACATACCGAAAGCGCGATTTAGACTTTCCGCTGTCTTTTCAGCTTTTGGACGAGATGCGATATGAGCGGCAAGAATCCCAAAACCGAGCAGCCGAAAGTCACCGTGTCCTTCAAGGACGCGGAGGGCAAGCCGATCAATATCGAACTCTCGCTCGATGATGCCGAGGCACTTGGCATGCAACTCATCGCG